ATGGGGTTACACTAGGTGTAATACTCGGAGTTATACTTGGTGTTATACTTGGTGTAATTGATGGAGTTACACTGATAGTTGGTGTACGTGTAGGTGTAATACTTGGTGTAATTGATGGAGTTACACTGATAGTTGGTGTACGTGTAGGTGTAATACTTGGTGTAATACTTGGAGTTACACTTATTGTTGGTGTTATTGATGGAGTAATACTTGGGGTTACACTTACGCTAGGTGTTATTGATGGAGTAATGCTTGGTGTTACACTAATTGTAGGTGTTATAGATGGAGTAATACTTGGTGTTATGCTTGGTGTAACACTTATTGTTGGTGTAATAGATGGTGTAATACTTGGTGTGACGCTTACACTAGGTGTAATACTTGGTGTTATGCTTGGTGTTATACTGATTGTTGGTGTTATACTTGGTGTAATGCTTGGTGTAACACTTACGCTAGGTGTAATAGATGGTGTAATACTTGGTGTGACGCTTACACTAGGTGTAATACTTGGTGTTATGCTTGGTGTTATACTGATTGTTGGTGTTATACTTGGTGTAATTGATGGTGTAATACTTGGGGTTACACTTATTGTTGGTGTAATACTTGGTGTGACGCTTACACTAGGTGTAATAGATGGTGTAATACTTGGTGTAATACTTGGGGTTACACTTATTGTTGGTGTAATAGATGGTGTAATACTTGGGGTTACACTTATTGTTGGTGTAATAGATGGTGTAATACTTGGTGTAATACTTGGTGTAATACTTGGTGTTATACTTACACTAGGTGTTATGCTTGGTGTTATGCTTGGTGTTATGCTTGGTGTTATGCTTGGTGTAATGCTTGGTGTAATGCTTGGTGTAATGCTTACACTAGGTGTAACACTTGGTGAAATGCTAACTGATGGAGTTAAAGTTATAGTTGGAGTTGGAGTACGTGTTACTGATGGTGTTAATGATGGTGATGGTGTTTTTGATGGGGTTCGAGATGGTGTAATTGTTATTGTTGGTGTAATACTTGGTGTAGTAGATGGTGTTATCGATATTGTCGGTGTTACTGAAGGCATAGGGGTGGGGGTTAATATGTTTACATATATCGGTTCTTTCGGTTTAAACAATATGCTAGTTTTATTTAAAATTATACCCACCTGCTGAATGAAACCCACCAATGGGGGGATTGTTGAAAAACTACCAGTCGTACTCAAATAAATTGGTGTACCAAAAGAGTCTGTAAAATTCCAATTAGAATTGGTAACTATACCATCAGTTTCATATTTTATAACTTGGCCGGTTGTAGCAGTATTCAGAGCTATACCAAAAACAGGTTTGTCTGTAGTTCTATCTGCAAGACCTATACCATCAGCGTAAAAACTTAAAAGATTACCATATGTAATATTTTCTCTAGCGACAGATAACTTAGACAAATCTGATATTTTTATTTGATTTTTGAATTCAATGTTAGATTCAGTCTCAGTGACAAAATAAATTACATCATCTATTCCTCTGACTAATCTTGGATTATTAAGACTATCCATTTTGATTTTATCAACAAATACTTTTTCGTTCTCTGAAACTTGTGTATTTGTGTGGATAATGTTTAACTTATTATTGCTAATTTTAGCTAGGACGCAACCAATCTTTTCTATCCATGCATAACCGTTCCATTGTGTTAATATTTTTTTCTTATTGTCAAAGAAGAACTGTCCTATCTGTGGGTTACTTGGATATATTACGCCATTGATAAGTGGATTTAACGAAGTTAATACAAATTCTTTTTGTGCAGTTACGCGATCTAAAATAACTAAAAGCCAGTATTCTGAATCATCGGGAACAATGGCGACGTTTTTAATATCGTCGTTTATTTCCACGAGATAATTTTTAGAATAAAAACATAGATTTAGTATTATAGGCGCAGTGGAACCTTTTATACTAATCTTACCATCTTTAATTACAATTGACGGTAAAGGCTCTTCTCCAATTTGTACCACTCCCTGTCTAAAATTCAATATCATGATTTAACAATTTCTGGATATACGTTTTCTATAATAGATTCACTAGAATATATGTCTGAATTTTTATATACTAGAAAATCAACATCATTTAAAACAATTTCGCCTAGATCAATTATTTTATCTTTTATTTTATCAATAAAAGAATATGGCGATTTAGATAATAACAATATTAAACCCTTTTGTTGTAAAGGTTCTAATACACCAGTTCCATAATCTATTCTAGTAAATTTTATTGTAGTTCCTTCTGGTATATCATCAAATTTTAATTCGGCGTTATCAAAAGTATCGAAGTCCAAAATGCTTTTTGTTCTAATATAGTAACTTTTTCTTTTATTAAGTAGTATCTCGTCCCAATCTGACCAAGGCGATCCTTGGTTTTTTGGAAACAATGTTTCCAAACATATAATCGGTTGATCATTTGGTTTCTGTATAATAACTTCTAAACGTATTTCAGCATTCTTTAAGTCGTATGGTAAAGATGGCATTTCAAACCAAAATTCCGTACTCGGTGGTGAATTATTTAAATCGCTGGTATGTTGTTTTTGACAACTATATCTTTTACCTTGATAGGTAATAACTTTACTTAATGTATAAGATACCCCGGTTTGCCATTCTTGTATTGTATAATCAACAAAGTTGAGTTTCGTCAAAAACTTAGGTATTGCAAAAGTAAATATTCCATTATTTGTGATTTTAAACAAGTTTTCTTGAGCCTGTACTCTATCAACAAACTTTTCAGTAGAGCTTCTAGATAAGCAATGTATTTTTCCTCTTCTAGCAGTTAAAAATATAATTTTTAAAGTATTGTTATCTATTATCTGTACATTATAATTTGAAGTTTTAAGTTGAGTATATACCCCTTCTTGATTTAAATCATAAATGGTTATAGATGGAAAACAGTTCAGATTGTGTTCAACTGTCCATTCAGAAGACGGAGATTTAATTTCTGTTTGAAAAAAGTTCAATCTTTGAGAGTAGTCTTCTAGACTACTAACAAATGGTGGTACTGTTTCTCTTAGATTGTCTGGATTTCTGGATATTTTATATAACTTTCCACGACATCCATCTGTTATAATACATTTAGAAAATACGGTCAACCCTCGTAAATTCTCAACCTTTTCAATTTCTCGCAGACAGGTGTCACATTTATATTTTATAGTAGCCATAATACTTTTTTTAAGTATTTATTGCCAGTGTTTCTGGATTAAATTATCATTATAGTTTTTAGGTTTAAGTTGGCCGTGAAAACATAATATACACAATTATTCATTATTCTTTTATAATCTCTAATGTATTATAGTTTAATACTAATAAATCGTATTTTATATGAAATCTTCTATGTTCTTAAATTGGAAACATTTCAAACTACTTTCTTTATTAAGATTGTATACATTTATTCCAATTCTTGACAGCCCATCAGCCATAGATTTTATTGAAGGTATGAACTTTTCTTTATAAATTTCATTTGTACCGTGGCATATATGCTTATCATGATAATTAGCTTTACCGGTTGGTGAAACATGCATATCAAAACCTAATAGAAGAATTTCTCTAGCTTTACAACTATATGCTAAATGTATTGCGTTTGCACCCGAATTATTTCCTCTTATTTTATATTCTTGCGGGTCAAGGCCGAAGTCACCTGTTTTATGCAAAATTTGACAATTTCCATACCCTAGCTTTTTACCTCTATCGTAAAGACTGTTACAAAATGGTTTTGGATGAAATCTTAATCTTATTTGACTTTCTTCAAGCAACCTGTGATTATTAGCAGCCCACGGTTCGTCGGCCCAAATCCATGCTGTTGCTTCTGGTAACAACTCTGCTGCGTTGTTTGTAACAATTACTTGCTTTCCATTTAAAAAGCTTAAATCCATGTTTTTTAAACTTGGACCGCCACCAATAATAAATACTTTTCTACCGGCTATTTTAGATTTTAATTCTTGAAAAAAGTCTGGCATCTATGTTAAAATTCATGAAATGAGTATCAAATATTTATACGTATATTATGTTAAAAACTTTATCTGAAGAGTGTGATCAATATATTAAAACTATGGATGGGTTGAGTTTAGTGAAACTTCTACCCAAAAATGGAGAAGGATTTAGAAAAGTTAAAGTCAGACACAAAAAAGATGATTCTCTACTCGCTAAATCTTTTAATCTTAGCATTCATGATTACTCAAAATTTATTAACAGATGTGTTAACTGTTACAATTTCCCACAGAATAACACCGATCCTAATTTAGAAGAGTTTTACGTATTTCCTATCAACGATTATAAAATCATATTTAATAAAGAAATAAAAAACAGTAAGACTGAACTAGGAAATACTCTAAAGATTTTGGAAAGCCAAATATCACAAGATGTTTGTGTCAAAACTTTAGCTGAAATGATCAAACTTACATATTCTACACCTAGTATTCAAGATTTTACAGACTCTCAATGTGAATTTTTGATTTATAATATTGATTATTTTTACGCAATACGTAAGTCATTGATCAAAAATTATGAAGATATGTTCAAGAAAAATTATGCTATTGATATTTAAATGAAAATTTTTTGGATAGTATAGTAAAAATAAATAAAAAACTAAAATTACGGGAGATTTAAATGGACAAGTGTTTAAATATAAACAACATCTCTATAAAAAAGAGAAATGGTCAAAGTGAAACATTCAATATTGACAAAATACACAGGATGGTTGCTAGAGCATGTGAAGATTTGACTGGTGTTTCAGTGTCAGATGTTGTGATGGAAGCCAAATTGAACTTTTTTGATGGTATGTCTTCTGTGGATATTCACAGATCACTAACAAGAGCAGCAACCCAACTCATTACAGAACACACACCTAATTATCAATATGTTGCAGGAAGACTATTAAACTACGACATACGTAAAACAGCTTGGGGCGGTATGGAACCACCGCGTTTATATGACCATATTGTAAAAATGGTTAATAATGGTTTCTATACTAAAGATTTATTGGATTTCTACTCCGAAGAGCAATGGGATAAGATAGAAACATTCATAGACCATGATAGAGATTTAAAAATTCCGCATATTGGTGTCTCTGAATATATGACAAAGTATGCAATCAGAGATAGAAGTTTAGACGAAATCGTTCCATTAGAAACGCCACAAATAACATATATTTTGATTGCTGCTTTAGTGTGTTCGGATACTAAATCTTTAAAAGATATTAAATCTTATTATAATCATATTTCTCAATATAATATAAGTTTACCAACACCCATCATGGCTGGCCTCAGATCACCAGAAAAACAATTTAGTAGTTGTACATTAATCGAGACGGAAGATAATCTTGATAGTATATACGCAACCTCACATGCTATAGGAAAATATATTTCAAAGAGAGCAGGAATAGGCATTTGTGCCTCTGCTATAAGAGCAGAAGGTTCTAAAATCAGAAATGGTGAAATCAAACATACGGGGGTCATTCCATTTTTTAGATTATTTGAAAGTTCCGTCAAATCTTGTTCACAGGGAGGTGTCAGAGGCGGGGCAGCTACATTGTATACAATGCTTTGGCATTTAGATATAGAAGATATATTGGTTTTGAAGAATAACAAAGGAACTCCAGAAACCAGAGTCCGCAAAATAGACTATGCTATACAGATAAACAATTACTTATACAGAAGGCTCATTCAGGGTCAGGATATTACATTATTCTCACCTCATGATGTTAGAGACTTGTATGATGCTTTCTTTTCCGACCAAGAAAAGTTTGCAGAACTTTATGAAAAGTATGAAAAAGATGATTCAATAAGAAAAAAGAAAGTTCCAGCTTCTGAATTATTCACTAAGTTGATGATAGAAAGAAAAGACACTGGTAGAATTTATATTATGAATGTTGATAATGCTAATAACAGTTCACCATTCTCTGTACCCATAAAGATGAGTAATTTGTGCCTTGAAATATTACTTCCTACGGCACCATTTACTAATATATTAGATGAAAATGGAAGAATTGCATTATGTACATTGTCTGCTATAAATATCGCTAATTTGAAGAGTATTGATGATTTAGAAGATTTAATGTATTGGGCTGTTAGAGGTTTAGACAATATCCTATCCTATCAAGATTACCCAGTTATCGCAGCCCAAAAAGCCACAGAAGACTTTAGACCATTAGGTATAGGTACGATCAACCTAGCGTACTACTTGGCTAAAAACGGCTTTAAATACGGCGATTCTCAAGCATTAAATGCCCTTCATGAAATATATGAGGCTATGGAATTTTATGGATTAAAAGCTTCAGTGAAATTAGCTAAAGAGCGTGGTCCATGTAGGATGTATGAACAAACTAAGTATGCTAAAGGTCTTCTTCCGATTGATTGGTATAATAAGAATGTTGATGAGTTAGTCAAACCAAACTATAAACTTCCTTGGGAGTGGCTAAGAGAAGAGATTAAGAAGTATGGTGTTAGAAACGCTACAATAACAGCCCATATGCCAGCAGAATCAAGCTGCAAACCTGCTAATGCTACTAACGGTGTTGAACCTGTAAGAGCATTAATTACTACCAAAGGTAATAAGTCTAATATCAGCAAGCAAGTTGTTCCAGAAATCAATAGATTAAAAAACAAATATGATCTTCTTTGGGATATGAAATCTATGGAAGGTGTTATTAAGACTATGGCTGTTATACAAAAATTCTGTTCGCAGTCCATATCTACTAATCTTTCATACAATCCGGCGCATTATGAAAATGGTGAAATTCCAATGAGCACTCTAGTTAGAGATTTATTACTCTGCAATAAATTGGGCATTAAAACTTTGTATTACCACAATACAAACGATCAGAGAGATGTTGAGATGTTAGAAAAAAATGTTAAGATAGAAGAACAAGAAGTAAAGGCTGAAAATGAAGTTTGTGATTCTTGCGTAATTTAAGGAGAAAACATGAAAGAAAAATTATCTACACTTTTAGATGTATTGGTTTATGAAAAGTCAAAAGAAATTGCTGAAAATTTTTTAAATAAACCCTTTAATTTTGAAAATTTAGAAAATGCTAAGTCTTATTTTAAGAATAATGGAATTGAATTTTATAATTCTTCTGTCATATATTCTCTAGACAGAAAGATTACTGAAGGTTTTGCTTTCTTTTATAAAGAAGAACAGTATAGACGTATGTTAACAATAGACAGTAAAAAAGGAGTGGTTTTAAGTTTATGGTAAAATCATTTAATAAGAATAATGTAGACTTTACAAAAGAATACATGTTTTTTGGAGAACAACCGAACGTTAGTAGATTTGACGTTCAGAGATTTCCAATCTTTAAAGAATTGTATATCAAGCAATTAGGATTCTTCTGGAAACCTGATGAGATAGATTTAAGTAAAGATTCTAGAGATTTCAAGATGTTATCTGAATCTGAACAACATATATTTGTTAAGAATCTTTTGTTTCAAACATTTCTTGATTCTGTACAATCAAGAAGTCCCCAATTGGCTTTCTTGCCACATGTTTCTAATCCAGAACTTGAAAGTATGATTGAATTATGGGCCATGTTTGAATCACTTCACAGTTTCAGTTATTCATGGATTATCCAAAATGTATTTTCTGATCCAACAAAAGTTTTAAATGAACTTATGATAGATGAACATATATTGAATCGTGCTGACCCAGTGACAAAATATTATGATGATTTCATGAAATATTCGAAATATTTCCAAGTTTTAGGTGGAGGTAAGCATGAAATTGACGGTGAAGAATATAATTTGTCTTTAAGAGAATTAAAGAGAAAATTATTGCGATGTGTAGCATCTGTAAATGTGTTAGAGGGGATTAGATTCTATGCATCCTTTGCTTGTTCATTCTCTTTCGCAGAAAGAGGATTAATGGAAGGAAACGCAAAAATAATTTCTTTAATTGCTAGAGATGAAAATTTACATTTAGCTGTTACACAAAATATACTTAAGAAGTGGGCTAATGGAGATGATGACCCAGAAATGGCTGAACTCTTCAAAGAGGAAGAGCAAACAATTCGTCAGATGTATATCGATTGTGTAGAACAAGAAAAAGAATGGTCGGCTTACTTATTCAAACACGGTGCCATGTTGGGTCTAACAGAGGAAATATTAAACGAATATGTAGCATACATTGCAGGTAAAAGAATGCGCGCTATAGGTTTAAAAAATGAATTTTCTTCTAGAAACCCGTTATCTTGGACTGACAAATATTTAATAGGGTCTTCGCAACAAGTTGCACCCCAAGAAGTGGAAATTTCTTCTTATATTATAGGTGGTGTTAAACATGATATTGAGAAAGATACTTTTAAAGATTTTAGCTTTTGAAATTTAATTTATAGAAAACACACTATATTTCTTCCAAAAATATAGTGTGTCTCTAAAAGAATTGCTACAGTAAAAAATTATTTCATATAAAAAGTTAAATACACTTAATGTAAATAAAAAATTATGATTAATTACTTAAATGTATTAATTTATAATATTAAAAAATATATTTCTGGATATAATAAATATTTAAACCCATATAAGGAATACAATATGAAACGAATAGAAGTCGATGGTATTGAATATAAAATTGGTGATAAAGTTAAAATCTTATCAGGTATAGACGCTAGAAGAGTTGGTAAGATATTCAAATTCTATAAAGCTGGCGATGAAGTATCTGTTGCCGTACAATTTTCTGATACGGACTATGGTATGTATCAAGTACAAATTATTGAAAAGGTATAAAAATCCCCCTCACGGGGGTTTTCTCATAATAACAATATCATCTACATAAATATAATTATAAATTTAGGATTATAAGATGATTCAAGATAAGATTTCATTTAAAGATTTTTACCTTTTAGAAAGTGCAGTTTATCAAGGTAAAAAAGTAAAATTAAATAAACCTTTTAGAACTCCATCTGGACCTAAGAAATTTGGTGTTTATGTAAGAAATGATAAAGGTAATATAATATTGGTCAGATTTGGTGACCCTGAACTTTCAATAAAAAGAGATGACCCTGAACGTAGAAAGAACTTTAGAGCAAGACACGGGTGTGATGACGCTGGTCCAAAATGGAAGGCAAAATACTGGTCTTGCAAATTTTGGTCTTCAAAAAATGTAAGTGATATGGTTTAAGGATTAATAATGGCAATTATTACACATCTTTATGATGTTGACCAACAAATATGGTTCATAAATTCTTTGAATCAGATATTCGCTGGAAAAATAAAGCAATTTAAAGGTAAAATTTTCTCTGATATAAATCAAAATATTATAGAAGAGAAAACATATGTTGTTGAATATAAAGATTACAATCAAAAATTACATTCTATTTTTGTTTTAGAGGAAGATATATTTGCGTCATTAGAAGATGCAGTGTATTTCTTACAATCACGATTAATAACTGGAACTCCATTACCGTCAATAACTGCCACTCCTGTTCTAACTGTAACTCCTACTATGTCGATTACACCATCGACTACAATAACACCAACTGTAACACCTTCTGTCACACCTACTATTACACCTACAGTATCGGAAACTTCTGGAGTGACACCTACGCCTTCTGTTACTCCTACTATTACGCCTACTGTGTCAATCACACCATCACCTACACCGACCGTGACTCCATCTGCAACGCTTAATGGGCTTTCAATATTTGGGGATGATAGTGCTGGCACATCCAGCAACCCCGGTGGTAGTGATAAGGGTATTGTATCACAGTTTATTATGCCAGTAAATGGTAATATACAATCTTATTATGCACACTTCGCAGCCAGTAGTTTAAGCGGCGCATCTGCAAAAATTATTATATATTCTTCAGTTGCAAATATGCCTGATACTTTAGTTCTAGTCAGTGACGCAAATACAATACCGGACGGAGGAGGTTGGGTACAATTTAGTGGAAATGGTTCTCTACCCGCTGGAACCTATTTTATGGGTGTTGTTTATAATAGTTTCGAAGCTAACATATCATGCGATAATGACGGTGGAACCTATATAACTAAAATGACTAACGGGAATTTAAGTTATACGTCGCCACCAACAACATTTCCTACAGATTCAATAGTAGACTACACTGATATACAAGTCAATGTGTATGCTGAATACTTACCGAGTTAAATCATGACAGACATAAATTATAACTTTTCACCTAATCAACAGGTTTGGGTTGTCAATGAAAATCGACAAATAAAATTTGGCTCTATAACATCTGTACATTTCGATGTTTACAAAAATATTAATTCAAATTTGATACAGAATTTATATTATAAAGTTTCTATTGATGATACAGATAATAAACAACTAAAGTTTACTGAAGATAAAATTTTTGAAACAATACAAGATGCTTTAGATTACTTATATAACATTTTAATACCTTACACTGAATAACACACCGTCTGCAATGAGATTTCAGACAGCAGTAAATACTAGAGATGCTGGCGTGAGTTATTAAAACACACAATCTGTGTCTATAATTACATCTTGACATTTTCAAATAATTTGATATTCTGTTTCTAATACTAGAGAATATTAGATGAAAATTCAAAAAATATTATATAATGGTGCTGAATTTAAAATTGTTTTTGCACCAATACATTACCACACTAATAATGTAGTATCGCTTTCTGAATGGAAAAATAAAAATGTTAAAAAGTAAGTTTTCTATTTTTACGGATTCGGTTTTAAATTTTCTCGTTTACACGTTAATAAAAACCATAATTTTATGGGGTTGCTATGCTCTTTTGGTCCCCTCCCCATTTACATTTTTACCAACAGTTTCTTTCTTCGAAATGATTATTGTCGTATTATTTTTTGAATCCTTTTTTACCACATCTACACAAGCAAAAATGTTGTATTATATAGAAAATATTAATTTTGTCGCCAATATGCTTTATTATAAAGAAAAGGCCATACAAAATATGGTTAATGCTTTGATGAAAAACAAAGAAAATGTGTCTATAACTGAAATTAAGTCAAAGAACGAGAAAGACGATATTGACAAACCGGAAGATTGATATATACTAAGGCACATAGACGCTCCTTCTACTACTTTCGTGGTGGTTAGTAGTAGGAAGAACAGATATAAAACGTTGTTAGGTGTTAGATGGTGTTGTGGGGCAACGTTTTAGGACTGCTAACGTCATTTTATTTTTAATCGCCCTTGTAGCTCATTTGGAACAGAGCGGTTGGCTACGGACCAGCAGGTGGTGGGTTCGAATCCTACCAAGGGCACCATTTCATAGGTGAGAAAAATGTACTCATGGGCTAGAAAACACATAAATGGCTATGAAGTATCATCTAGAGGTGATATAAACTATTCAGCATTTAATGCTACCATGCAAGACGGTAGAACAATAGAAATTCATTATCAATGTGATGTGAAAGGTTACGATCCCGGTGGGACTAACTGGAGATTAGGCAAGGGTAAACCGCCATTAAATAATCTTTCTAAGCAGGCCTTATGGGCGGCATACCTAGGTTTATGGTCAATATGGTTCAGTGACAATCCAAATAGATTATTGATCTTAAAAGATAAATTGGAAAAAGCAAATACATTTGTCTTGACTGATATGTTTGCAACAACAGAGATAAATCAAGCTAATGCTATTAGCACAATATTAAATTTAACCTTATGAAAAAAGTATGGCTTTTACCTAAAAAACTAGATAGAAAATATTCTTTCTTTGAAAAATTTCGTCACTATTTTTTGAATATTAAAAACGTTTATGACGAAGATTTACAAGACTACATACCAACTGAATTTACTCTTTATAAAAGATTTAATAAGGAAGGATATACTTATCAAAATCCATATCAATCCATTGGGTACTTTGGTGGTAGGACGATCCACTTTGATCTAGAATCTAGATACTCTGGCGGCGGCATTTCAACAAAAGTTTCTAACACAGCAGTAAAGTTATTATATGATTATTGCATACATAAAATTAAAATTAAAAACATATGATATTAAATAAAGATGAAAATGGTTGTTTATTGGGGTATAGAGAAACTGATACTTGGATCATGTTGGTTAACGAATGTGAAGATTTGATCGGACACATATTCGTTGATGAAACAACAGGTGAAGAATATCGATTTTTTGGATTAGTACATTCTGATGATGATTTTTACTACGGGATGCATGGAAAATCCGGGTTAAGGCTGTTATCATGTGTTGGCAATCTTGAAGTTCACAAATATAGGAAGTTAACAAATGATAAACCAAATAAACGAAGATTTGATAGCAAATTATAATGTATTAGATGGATATAAGTTTCTTTCACTAGAAGAAGTTAAAGAGATACAGCAAAAAGATAGTTTACCGTTTGCCGTTTGTGGATTTAACATTGCTGGTTCTCTTAATATTGGTATGATGATTAGAACTGCACTTCTGATGGGTGCTGAAAAATTTATTGTCTTTGGTCGCAGAGCATATGATAGAAGAAGCTGCGTTGGTGCCCAAAATTATTTACCAATAGAAAGAATCGAAGGTTATGATGAGGATGGTAATTTCTCTAAGACTAAGTTTGACCAAGCGATGGATACTCTTGGATATATGCCAGTTTTCATCGAAACTGGCGGCATCGATATTAGAAATTTAGATTATATAAAGACATTTAATAAAAAGCCCTGTTTAGTTTTTGGTACAGAATCTGAAGGAATTCCAGAGAACATAATTGGTGATGGTATTAAAATGTCTATACCCCAGTTAGGAGTTCTTCGCTCTCTGAACGTCGCTAGTGCAGCCTCTATTGCTATGTGGGAATTTAGTAAATTCTATCGTAACATATAAAGTACTATTTGCTGATTTTCTTAAATTGAAAAAAATGATTGAACTTTAATTACTTAATATAGTTATGGACCATATTACTTTTTTGAATTCAAAAAATAGATGTCACAGGGATGGTGATGAGCCTGCCGTGATTTTGGCAAGTGGTACTCAGTATTGGTACAAGGATGGCAAACTTCACAGAGATGGCGATGGGCCTGCTGTGGTTTGGGCAGATGGTAAAAGGGAATGGTGGAAGGATGATAAACTTCACAGAGATGGCGATGGGCCTGCTGTGGTTTGGGCAGATGGTAAAAGGGAATGGTGGAAGGATGGCAAAATTCACAGAGATGGAGACAAGCCTGCTATGATTTATGCAGATGGTACTCAATATTGGTATAAGGATGACAAAATTCATAGGGGCGGAGATAAACCTGCTATCATTTCGGCAGATAGTTCTAGGGTATGGGTTAAAGATGGCAAACGTCACAGGGATGGGGACAAGCCTGCTGCGATTTATGCAAATGGTAGTCAGTATTGGTACAAGGATGGCAAACGTCACAGAGATGGAGATAAGCCTGCTGTGATTTATGCAGATAATAGTAAGTATTGGTACAAGGATGGCCAAATTCATAGAGATGGAGACAAGCCTTCTATCATTCGTGCAGATGGTACTCAGGAATGGTGGAAGGATGACAAACGTCACAGAGATGGAGACAAGCCTGCTGTGATTCATCCAGATGGTAGAAAGGAATTTTGGGTTAATGGAAGACGAATCAAATGAACTTATACAAATTACATACAAATCCTGAAAAACTAAAATATTATGACAAGTTATCGTCTAAGTTAGATAGTACTGGTTCTTTCTTTTTTAGAAATGCTAAAGGTAAACTCCACAGAAATGGAGACAAACCTACAATTATTTGAGTAGATGGTTAAAAAGAATTTTGGATTGATGGAATGCTTATAAGAATAAAATATAATACAAATAGAGATATATTATGAACAAAATTGAAATCTTTGTAAAGAAAAAACCGAAAATAAAATGTTGGTTATATAAATCTGATTTCAAATTTGATGAAATGCATAATAAAATATTTTTATTTTACGTTCAAGATTTAGAAGAACAAAATTCGGGGGTCAAATTCACACACTTAGGTAACATTAGTGAACAAATAATTAAAATTATTAAGATTTCTGTAAACAATAAAATAATTGAAAGTATATTAAAATTATGATGATATGTTTATATAACTGTAAAACATAAATTTACTTCATAGAACTAGTAAGTTTATGGTTGAAGGCTATATTATAACATATTGTTTGTATTATAAATTTTGAAAAATAATTTTTCTTATAATCTTATTATAAGAAATGTGGCAATATGGATAATGAGTTTTTAAAAGTTTTAGTAAATTTTAACATATGAATGGCGAAAAAATTAAAACTATTTTTATTAATCAGGAAGGGAGAACAAGGTTCATTACTTTGACTAATTCCTTCTATATTCATAGCTATAATAGTTATGTTTGCTTTAGCGATTTAATTATAGATATGAAACATATAGAGATTGAAAAATACTCAGAAACATGGTATTTTGAAAATGCAGTTAAATATATGAAATTTATTTATGACTCTATAGGTGCCGTTTAGAAATATGCGAAAATATTATTTTTCCTTTTATTATGACCCAGATTATGACATTCAGGATAGAATTTATGCATATCTGGGATTTGTTTCACCGCCATTATCGAAACGTACAATGAAGGATACCATTAATTTTGTCATTAGTAATCAGATTTTTAAAACAGTGGAGAAGATATGAAACAAGTTGCAGATATAAAATTTATAAAATTCTCTAAAGGAAAATACAAATCCTATAGATTGAGATTTATGAACAAGTATGGTGTATCGAGAGGATTCACTCAATCTTTAATGAAATCTACTAGAATCAATAAACCATTACTAATTAAAAAGCTCTTAGAATATAGTTTAAAAATATCTAGCATATAAATATATGCATGAAGATACAAACTATACTAGAAGACTTAATTAGTACAAAAGTGAAAGACATTGATCTTTCTAATAAAAATGTTAATTTGCCATTAAAATCTAAAGATTCTACACGCAGGGTTACGGGTTCTTCTGGATATTACTCACATGGAATAGAAGATAAAGATCAACATTTATACAAAAAAATTGCAAGAAGTCATAGTAGGCAAGCAGATGACCCTTATTGGGGATATGTTGAACTCTGTATTAAATATCAGGATTCTAATCCATTTTTCCCTAGGATATATGAATTTAAAAAATACAGAGATAAAAATGGCAACGTGATTCCAAAGGTAAAACTAGAAAGATTAAACTCATTTCCTCCATTTGAAGGGAATGAAAAACTGTTTGTTGCCGCGATTAATAATGTTAAAGGTACTTATGAATATACAGAAGAAGATGTTTGGGGTAGTCCACATTTATCATCCATTGTACAAAATATTATAGAAGGACGTGAGTATTCTGAAAATGAACATATTATAGAATTTTCTAAGATATTAAAAAAATTCATGACAGAACAAACATCTTATCCCAAAGTTCAATTAGATTTACATCTCGCTAATATCATGTATAGAACTTCCAATCATGGAATACAGGTTGTAATTACAGACCCATTTGCTGGAGTAATTAATAAAACTTAATATGAGAATACAAAAAATTTTAGAAAATCTCATTAGTGTAAACTATGGAAAAAGAGAAGTTAAAGACTTTCCAAAAGGATATGAATCTAAAAAAAGTTTTTCCGGTGGATCGTTTTCCTCAGTCAGAAACGATAAAGACCCACATTTAGTAATAAAATACCCCTATGGGGAAGGCACAGACGGGTTTTGGAAATTCATCGAACATGTAGTTATACCCAATCAAGATTCTAATATATTCTTACCAAAAGTATACAATTATAATATTTTACAAAAAAGAATTAGTGAAGAAGGTTACAGCTTTAAGCCTTATTTAAAAATGGAGAAATTACACACTGTTCATGATGTTGACCATGAGAATGGTATACATAAAAAGATCAGCAATGAATCTTTGATAGAATTATATAAAAGATTATTTATCACCACTGAAAAGGACATTAAAGAAATGTCTTGGATGACAGCTAGTGAAATCCACGAAAAAATAGCAGAAAGTTTAAGACATAAAGTAAAAGATGAAGATTTAAAAGCAACCCTGAACATGATATATAATTTTTGTGAAAAATATAAGTATAACGTAGACTTACATCCCGGCAATATCATGTATAGGTTAACCCCCCAAGGACCTCAATTAGTCTTGGTTGACCCTGTATATTAACTTTTTTATAATTTTTAATGGTTATACAATTTGAAATTCCAAAGTCTTTTTATTTTGGTATAATAATACCAAGATACTGTTTTGATATTATACTGAACTTAGAACAAAAGTCTGATCTCTTATTGTTTACCTGTTGCAAATGGTTATATGAAAATTTAGCACGGATCAATGGTAAAAAATATAAGATATCTGAAAGTATATTCTTTCCACAACAAGAATATGTGGATCAAATTATGCTAAAATATACTCAAAAATTTTATTATGATTTCATAGTGCATCAGGTGTTAAATGTCTAAACCATTGATAAAGTCTATTTCTTTACAAAAGTTTGAAGAAAAATATATTATTAAGTATAAGTATGAATGTACAGATTATACTAAAATTATAGGTGGGTTGACATTCGACAATGTTATCTCAAAAGGAATATCCAAAGAAGCTCTCGTATTAAAAATTAACATAGAGGCAGATGCCCCGATCATCTTAAATCTTGCTAACACTATATTAAGTTTACTATAAATATTTAAAAGGATTAAATCATGACAACGAAAAAATTACTAATTGAATTAACTCAAGCTTTACATAAAAAAGATACTGCACTTGCTGAACAGTTAATGTCTAAAATTTTGACTTCAAAAAGTGCTAAAATTGTAAATGAAATTTATAACAGAGAATCTGACTATCATACAAAAGTTGAAAATGATTATTTCTCAAAAGAAATTACAATTGATGGAAAACCATACAGTATTGATGTTATAGTCAGTATTGAAAAAGTCTATAGGTATGATAATGGTGGCATGGATTCTCCGAGTGGATATGATTTGGCAGGATATGGTAAAGTTGTAGATATTAGAGAGGTAAAAATTGTTGATTTAAAGAATAACCTTAAAGCAACTTTAGTTGTAGATGGTACTACAGATGTTAGTGTTCGCGGAATCTTAAATGCTCTTATTGCAGATGTTAAAGAAATATTACCGGATCATTATCCTGAATTTTATCAAGCAAATAAATCAAATCTACACAATGGTGCGTTCTTACAAAAGCTTGCACAAGAAATTTATAGTGTTGTTTCTGATTTGGAAGATTCCGAAGCTTAATATTATTGGAGTATTTGCATAGGGTGTTTTACTTGATATGTACCAATTAAATCACCTATATCTCCCCAATAAACTCCACTGTTAAGATTAAGTATACCTACAATTTTAGTAGCCCCAGAAAATCCTATCTGTTTATCTATTCTAACAGACTTAGAAGGATTTTCACCATAATTTAAGGTTCTTAGTCGTCTTGTCAATTTATCTTGTTCTCGTTTTATATCTGCGGGCTGTTGTTCTATTGCGGAATCGACAATAACAGTAATGTATTCTTTCAAATCTTTTTCAAGATATGGTTTTAACTTTTCATAATGTTTCTTATTACTTGATGTAACCATTTTCTCTTCGATTATTTTAAGACACATTTTTACTTGTTCTTTTACAAAATCATAGAAAACATCATCTGAAATTTCATAATCATGCTCATTTAATAATTTCTTCAAATTTACGTCAATGGTATGGTGAATACTTGCTGAAACATAATCTTCATCTATGATTGTCTCTCTTTCTTGAGCCTTAATCACAACTATTATTTCAGGACTTTTGGTTTTAAAACTAATTTCTTTGGCCGCCGTGATTGCAGCTTGTTTGTCTTTAGACATATAAACGCCATAAAGTGGAGTTTGTGGTATGTGAAAATAAGCTTCTATTTCATCACTTCCGTAGCCATCTTCACTTTTATTTGGAATAAGGCCATGTTTTAGTATAGAACGGAGATATGCTCCTCCTGTTCCATGATAAAAATATTTCTTTTCCTTAGAAAATTTTGCTTCTTTTAAAATATCAAAAATAAACATTTCTCAATCAACTGTTTTTAGTATTTATTAAATAGTAATGGGAGATATAAAATATGATAGATATACCAGTTATTCGAAATCCTTTAACATATGAATCTAGATCATTTACATTATTATTGATGGATATAATTTTTAGCGAATGTGAAATATACTCAGATATTAGATATCCCGGTTCGTACTATATAGATGCTGTAGAAAAATTAAGAGAAGGTTTTTTTAAAGTCAATTCTTCCGATGAAGAATGGTCAAAATTTGAAAGATACGAAAATGCTTTATCAAACGAAAAAATTCAAATAACCAGAGAAATGGATTATAATCTTTGTAAGAGATTCTATGAGCTATACAATCCATTCGGCAGCATCACGGATAGAGTCAAAAGTTTATTTACAAGTATAAAGATTCTACATGATGAATTTCCATTTGTAAGAGAAATGATGATTTATGGTTTGATAAAATGTATTCAAAACTTTGACTACATAAGAACACAGAGAATTTATAGACACTATAAAGATATATTTGGTAAATCATATAGTGAAATTACAGTTGATGATTATAGTAATTTAAAAAATATAAAAATAAATATTTAAAATATGGAAATATATGAAAGTTGACTTTGGTAATAGAAAATGGAACGGTAATGGTAGCATATGGTATAAAGACCAAGTGATGATGCAAAGCGAACTGATATATCCAGTTTTTGAAGAATTTTTTAAGATTAATAAGTTTGATAAAATGATAGAGATAGGCACGGCATATGCAGGATTTTCTTTATTCTTGGAAGATTTAACAAAAAAAGATGGAACAAAAATAATAAGTTATGATATTATGCCTATAGAAAATATGCCGTTTCATGAAGCGTCACCAAACAAAAGAATTGAAAAATCAAAATATGTATTAGAGTCATCCATTGACTTTAGGATAAAAAATACATACACTCAAGAAGTTCAGCAAGAAATCAAAGATATTATCCATTCATCTGGTCGATGTGCAGTATTCTGTGATGGCGGAAATAAGCCTAAAGAGTTAAATATTTTTGCTAATATTATAAAGTCAGGAGACTTTATTTTTGCACATGATTATGCACAATCGCCTGAATACTATTCAGAAAATATTTTAAATAAATATTGGCGTTGGTCTGATTGTTTTTATAGTGATATAAAAGACTCTGTTGAAAGCAATAATATAAAATTATATTATCCAGAATATTTTGAAAAAGTTGCATGGTTTTGTGGAATTAAAGAATGAAAACAATAAGAATAACAAGAGCAAATTTTCCAGAAAATGGAATGTTTTCATGGATGAATTATTTTAAATGGATATTAGAAAAGAAATATAATGTAATAATTGATTCAAAAACCCCTGATATTGTTTTTTGGACTAACTTCCATAATGAGGGGAAGAATATAGATCATTATACAAAAGACTTAAATCACACTATAGATAAGTTCCCAAATGCAAAAAAAATCTTTATAACTGGTGAATATTTTAATCATAGTGCATACTCAAATGTTTTAGCTTCAGGCGAAGATCATTATGCGCTTGGATTCTGTGATGCAATGGAACATGAGTCTAGATATTTGAGATTTCCAACTTATGTACTTGATACTTGGGTGCTTTATGATGAGTCTAGAATATTTGATGAACCTTTCTCTTGGTTGACTAAACCAAAAGACCCCGAGAAAATGTTCAATAAATTTAAGCGTTTCTGCTCTATTGTTCAAGCCAGTGATAATCCAGTGCGTGGTAAGCTGTTTGATTTACTTATAAAATACAAACCTATTAAAAGTTCTGGCCCTTGGCGACCAACTGTAGAACCAAACGAGTTGCCAGAAAAATATTTGTACTTACAACCGGAATACATTGGTCGTGTAGATGGATTAACATATAGAAGTAAAATTGAATTCTTCAAAGATTGTAAATTTAATATAGCGTTTCAATTCACTGATACTCCATGTTTAACACAAGAGAAGATTGTACATGCATTTGCAGCAGGAACTATTCCTATATTTCATGGTAATAATAGAATATCTGAAGACTTTAATCCTGAAAGTTTTATCAATGCTCACAGTTTTAATTCTTTTGAAGAGTTGACGGAGTATGTTATAAAAGTAGATCAGGATGATAATTTATGTAAGAAAATATTGGCAGCCCCATATTGTCATAATAATACTTTACCTGAATACTATTCTTCTGAAAGATTGCTATCATTTTTCGAAAAGGTGATAAATGCAATATAATATATTATTCTGTACTTTAGCAGTTGGTAAAGAATATAATGGCTATGCACAAAGATTATATCACACATTACAAAAAGTCCTCGGTTGTCCATTATTAATAGTAACTGATAACATAGAATATTTTAAAAATACACCTAAGAATAATTTAATTCTTCGAGAATTAACAAAAAATTATAAAACAGAAATAAATTGGGCTAATAATTATGCCCCCTTTAACTATAATTTAAAATTTCTTCCTATAAAATTCGCTAGAAAAGATTCAAAAGAAAATAAAAAATTTGATTTCATTTTCTTTGTGGATTGTGATTGGTTTTTAAGACAATCTCATTCTAAGCATAAATTTAATTTAGAGTTGCAAGGGCTTGGCGAATACGATGCTTTAGCTGGAAGAGATTTGAGATTATTTCATGAGAAGCAAAATAGACAACTAATCCCTATACAAAAGTTAGAACTTTACAACTTATATAATACAACTAAGTATGATCAAGCTCAAATCGTCAATGAACAATATCTTTTATTTCGAAATAGTGATAAATTAGATGTGTTTATTGAATCATGGGAAAAATTAGAAAAGATATGCTCCGATAATAATGGAATTGCATATGCTGAAGGTTTAGAGATAGGAATGTCTGCAATAGATGCTAATATTAAATTTAAGATATCTAATATTGTAGGAGATTTATTTTGGTTTTATAGTAATAAACAATTAACATATTTCGGAGCATAAAATGAAAGATTTAATAGTGGTAACTGTATTATATAACTATCCAACTTTTGCTTTACCTATTTTTTACAATAGAGCTTTACAATATTTTGAACCAACAGACATACATACATTTAGATTTGAAAGTTTTAATGATGAAGAGTATATAAAATTCTCTAACGGAGAAAATGATTACTACTCAAAACTGTTCTTTTATAAAACAGTAAAGTTGGTGCGAGAACTACGGAATATTCAGAACGAATCTGAGCATATCTTGTTTTTGGACGCGCTAGACACTGCAATTATAAAAGATAAAAACACAATACTTGAAAGGTTTAAATCATTTGATTGCGACATTGTTTTAGGTGCTGAAAAGGGATTGTGGCCTGTTACGGAGTTTACCGACCAGTATAATAAAATTCCTTCTTCACATGAAACTAAATACTTGAACTCTGGTACTTATATTGGTAAAACATATAAGGTTATAGAGGCTTTAAATAAAATTGTTACTTTTGGTAGAGAAAAAGTTTTAGAAGACCAAGGTGCTTGGACTCGCCTTTTTTTATCAAATGAAATGAATATAAAAATAGACTATGATAGAAAATTATTTTTTTCTACACATGAGTCAAAGGAAAAACTCATTATAGAGAATGGTGAATTTAAAGGATTTCTAGATACTGATCCTTGTGTTATTCATGATAACGGTCCATACAATGATCAATTGACTTTTAAACTAGCTGAATACTATAAAATAGGTTAATTTATGAAAATATCACAAAAAATAGGTGACATATTGATTAGGTTTTCGATTGCCTGTATAATTGGCTTAATATTTGGCTTATTATTTATTTTAGGATTTTCTTTAGCATTTTTTCTGTTGAGTTAATATATGAACATTATCAAAGATTTAAACAAGACAGAAAATAAATTATTTCACATCGGGGAACAATTTATACTAAAAGTTGAAAAAGTTGAAAAACATGCAGATTGTTTTATCATAAAAACTGATCTTTATGAAAAAGATTTTTCAGATAGTCCAATATGCAATATTAATTTTAACATTCCAATTTTAACAGTAGAATACGATAATTCAGTATATGAAAATGAGAACAATATACAAAAACAAAAAATTATTGCTTTTAATAAAGTATTAATAGAAAATAATTCATCCTTTTTATCAAAAAAGATGTTGTTTCAAATTAATGAACAATCTTTGAATATTATTCAAACTAATTTTAAGGAAATAGTTAATTATGAATGCTGATTCGGTTGTCGAAGTTAACTTAGAAGAAGAAATATTGTTTAACGTTCTAGGGTTATTTTCTAGAATTGATTGTAATGAAATTATATTTCAGTCTAAGAAGGTTAACTTTAATGAAGGCATTCTTTATCTTTGTTATGAAATGAATGGAGAACGTCAAATAAGCATAGATATTTATTCTTCCAAAAATAATATCTTTATTTTAATAAATGAATTGGATTTTAGATTCAACAAAAATGATCCATATTTTTCATCTTATGCAATTATAGGTTCTTATAGTAAGAAAAATGAAGCATTAATCTTAAATGCTGCTCTTCAAAGTGTAGACGTAACTAAAATATTTGAATTTATGCACCAAAATAAAAATAAAGAAACATCTCAATTCTTTGAAGATGCGGTCAGCGCACATATTGATGACATAAATTCTATTCATATTCTTAAAAAATATAATTTAAAAATTCAAAAATGATATTAGAATCTAATTTTGAAAAGGAATTTTCAAAACACCTTTCTTACTGCAGGGATGAATTTTATGAAAATGTAAGGAATGATGTTAATGTAGCATTGAAGAGTGGTATAAAAATCAATAACTTAAATATCCAAAAAGCTATTATAGCTGAAGCACTGTTTAAAGATACATACGAAAAGTTTGCAATTAATGTCAAAAGATTAATTATTGAAAAGTTTAAAACACACAAAATAGAACAGCGTTTAAATAGTATAAACTCTTTTTTCTCAGAAATGTGGAAGATAGGGTTTTCTTGGAAAAATGACATAGAAGAAATAATTATATTCTTTACATTTGATCAAAATGATAATATTTTATATCAATGTAATAAATTAGATTATTCCTATTTTATAAAGGAAAAATATTCAACACCACTAAGCAAAATTGAGAAACCATTTCCAGATTGGTTTGTAAATTCACTTAAATTAAACTGATATATAGAAACAAATATGAGGACAAAACATGATAAAAATGACTGATGTTGTATTTAATAAAGAAAGAAAATTCGGCTCTGCTGATTCATATATTCATACACACGTACAATTAGATGACGGAAAAGTTACACCCGCTCTTTTCACACCTAATGAAATTAGTAAAGGTATAAAGCGAGCTTCTGAAAACCCAGAAGACGTAAAAGACTTTACTGAACCAAGTCTTTGGAATTTTTTCATTTATAAATTGAAAAAGTGGTATAAATTTATGTTCAGCTATTAACCTTTTAATAATTCTGCTGTACGTTTTGCTCTATTTGGCAACTGATTTGCCCATTTACTTTTAAGTACTTGGGCAGAAGCTTCTTGTAATTTACCAGCATTTAAAAATGTTAAAGTTTGTTTAAATTTAGAAAATCTAACATAACCTAAATTGAATGCCATATCCACTATACCCAATTTAGTCTTATATGGAAGAGAATCAAAATTTTTTACTAATAGTCTTGCAATCTTAACTGCTTCATTGAAATCTTCTTTCAGTTGCTGAATAGCCTTTTGTTTTGTCCATCTTATATTTTTGAATTTTTCATCTTTTCCTAGCATATGACCAACACCGATGGTCCAGTAACCGAATATATCAGGATAACTTTTTAATCTTAGTCCTTCTTCAAAAATGAAGTGATTTTCAATCTGTTTTGAATATTCCATAATAATCCCTTATAGTGCATCTATTTAAATTTCATGTATGATAAATTCAATTTCTTCATCATTACGAATATGTGGGAGCGCAACAGCGCATAACCGTTGTCTAAATCCACACCCTATATCTATGTTTATAACATTATTGTACTTATAAGGTTTTAAATCTTTTGGGGGCGTATGACCGTGTACAACCATTTTAGTGTGTGTATCATAATATTGTGGTTCCATTCTACCCCATATTACAAAGTCTTCCTTTTGTTTGTTAACAGGTAATTGCTTATTAAATGCGCCATGCACAAAGGTGTAATCAACATCATTATATAACAACACAGTTTTGGTTTGTATAAATTTTTTTATATAATTATATTCTTTTGTAGTAAATACATGTTGGGGATTATTAAAATTAATTCTAATTTCTTTAAGAAATGTTTCACCGCCATTTTCTAACCACATTTGCATAACTTTTTTATCAGTTTCTGCTTCAATAAACATTTTCTCGTGGTTGCCATATAAAAATATATGTTGAATATCATTTCTATCTTTGAGTTTATTTAAAAAATCTATGACTTTAAAATTTTCTTTTCCTCTATCAATATAATCACCCAAAAAAATTATTTTTGCACCGAATGGGTCATTTTTAGTTTCAATATGTTTTAAGATTTTGTCATAGATTCTACATAAAAGTGTGAAATTCCCATGAATGTCACCGACTGCATATATCATATTTAATCCTTTTTATATTATAACAAATAATTTTTTCAAACATTATAAATAGAGTAGGGGATTATATTCAAGGAGAAATAAAATGTTTAAGTATATATTAGGTCTAATCATGATCTTAGTTGCTGGAAGTGTAAATGCTGGTCTACCGGTGTGTACGTCTGGTGCTTTTTTTGAACCTGAAAGAGCAGGTGAAGGAGTTTTATTGACTGTTTCTAATGAACTCATCACTGGAGGTCTTTTTACATATGACTACGTAAATGGATTTGTTACAAACACAGTACCAGTAAAAACTTGGTATAGTTTGGGTCCAGTGGTCAATGATGGTACCGTAAATACAGTGGTTTTACCAGTTTATGAAACCAAAGCTTTAGGACCAGCAAGCGGACCATTAGTTGTAGAGACTCGTGAAGTTGGTTTTGCTGAATTTACTTTTGTTGATACACAAACATTAAGATTTAGCTATAATATTGGTCAATTCTTATATCCAACTTGTGATTTCGGTCCACTGCCATTCTGGTGCCAGAGACGAGATGTTATTCTTAAGAGAGCTTCTGCAGTTCTTCCACAGTGCTTGTGATTGACATATCTGTTATTTTTGTGATATAAAAACCCCTCAACCCGAGGGGTTTTTTATTCATGGCAGGAATTATAAAACTATTTGAATCTTCTAACTTTATACAAAAATATGTCGTAGAAAATACGATAAGAATTAACAACTATATCGGAACTCCATCATATGAAGTAAGCATCGATATAAATGATATTGAAGAAAAATGCATTTACAATATCATCCTAGATCATACTAGAATAAATGGTAAAATATATCTTACTTGTTACTTGCATATTGCTAATACTGTCATACTTCTTTATAATGACAATCCAAAGCATTGGGTTGATCCTATCTTGAATGAAAAATTTAAAAATTTAGAATTTGTTATTCAACAATTCAACCGCTTTAACATCACTAAGAAAGGATTAAGCAATGTTTAACAACTATAGGATGTATTTTTTAGGAAATATGTATATCTCCCAAATACAACATGGTATACAGGCCGCACATGTAATTGCGGAAATGTTTACAAAATACAAAAATACATCTTCTATAGAATCGGAAATACTTGATGATTGGGCTAGAAAATATAAAACTATAATTGTATTAAATGGTGGTTATCAATCGGAATTGGAATCTGCCTTAATTAAAATACAAAATTCTTCAGTACTCCGTAAGCTTCCTTATGCTTATTTTAGAGAGGAACAAACTGCCCTGAACGGAGCATTAACCTGTGTAGGTATTGTATTACCAGAGATATTCTATCAAGTTGATTCTGAAAAGATTAATGAGTTTCAATTTAATATGCACAAGATGTTTGGAACAGAAGAATCAGAAAAAATTACAAATTTTGTAAAATTTATACAATCTAAGAGGTTAGCATGAGAATAGAAGAAGATGTAAAGTTAGATTTTAGTGATGTTTTAATTAGGCCAAAGAGAAGTTCACTTTCTTCAAGAAAAGATGTTTCATTGAATAGAACTTTTAAGATGAAACATAGACCTGATAAGTCTATTACCGGAGTTCCTATCATAGCCGCTAACATGGATGGTGTTGGTACATTCGAGATGGCTGATGCTTTTATGAAGCACGAAGCATTTGTCGCAGTTACTAAACATTACTCATTATCAGATTTGACATCATTTTATAATCGTGATCTTGTTACCGTGGATAGGGTCTTCTATTCTGTCGGCTTGAATGATCTTGACTTACAGAAACTCGATCTATTCTTGAATGATAATAATTTACAGCCATATGTAAGAGATAATATAATGCTTTGTTTAGATGTTGCTAATGGTTATTCTCAAAAATTTATTGATTTTATTTTGAGAATACGTGAAAAATATAATCCTCGTGCGATCATGGCTGGAAATGTTGTTACTGCTGAAATGACAGAAGAATTGATTCTTTCCGGTGCCGATATTGTAAAAATTGGTATTGGTCCCGGTTCAGCATGTACCACCAGAAGAGTTGCAGGTGTTGGTTACCCGCAATTATCGGCGATTATAGAATGCGCTGATGCGGCACATGGTTTGGGTGGGCTTGTATGTTCAGACGGTGGTTGTACGGTCCCCGGTGACTTCTCGAAGGCTTTTGGGGCTGGTGCAGACTTCATCATGGCTGGAGGAATATTTGCTGGTCACGATCAAGGTGGCGGTGAAGTTATAGATGGTAAAGTTCAATTCTATGGTATGAGTTCTGACACTGCCATGAAAAAACATCATGGTGGAGTTGCTGAATATCGTGCTTCGGAAGGAAGAACTGTTTTTGTCCCCTATAAGGGTGATGTTAATAACACTCTTAGTGAAATTCTAGGAGGTGTTCGTAGTTGTATGACATACATCGGTGCTGCATCTTTAAAGGAGATTTCTAAGAGATGTACATTTGTAAGGGTTAATAGACAATTAAATACAATTTTTGATAAATGAGGATTATATGAATACAGAAAATATTTTTTGTTATAGATTATTGAATGGGCAAGATATTATTGGTAAATTTAATAGAGAGCAAGATGGTAAGATATACCTAGACAATGCGTTAGCGTATGTTATTAGTGAAGGGAAGACCGATAATGGACAACCAGCTTTGTCCTTTGCTTTTGTCCCACTATCATTTGCATCTACTAGAAATCCAGAAGAAGTTAGATATGGAATTTCTATTGAGTTAGAAAAGACTGCCATATGTTTTAAGTATGATTTAGCAAAAGATTATATTGAAGCTTATCTTCAACAAATTTCTATAGTTCAAAAAATCTCTAAACCCGGACTTATAATTCCCGGATAATTTGACAACATGCAAAAATCAGGTAAGATAACTAGAACAACAGGAGAAAATATGTATTATTCAGTTTATTTCAAAGATGAAGAATCCGCATGGATGGGCCAAATAAATGATAATGGTGAAATCGATACCTTTATCCCTTTAGATATCAATAATGAATCTGTGGTTCCCTATACTTTATATTATAGTATCGTTGAAGAGAATGGTGACGATTTTACGATCACAAATATAGATTTTAAGCCAATTGATCCAGAGTTTATAGGAAATGATGCTGAGATTTTTGAATTGGCTAATTCGATGCTAAATTATTTTAAATCTAAAAAATTGCACTGAATTCAAGTTTGTGTCTTTGCTGTTTAAAATCTGATATTAATAATTCAAGATCACCCCAGTTTTTTGGGTGTCTTGTGTAACATAAAAATGGCTGGTTTGTGTTTTCGTCATAATGAATCCAAAAGCCTACAGTACCAAAATATGACATGTTATTATAATCTGATTTACGCTTGTTTATTTTTGCTTTCAATATTAAAAAATCATATATCTCATCAAGCAATGGTTGAAGATTTTCACTTCTATTCTGAATTTTAATTTGACCCATACATCACCTTCATTTTATGAGCATTTTTATTTAGCCATGCACTTAGGAGCATGAAATTATAATCTAACATATACCGAATTACAAAATCTTTGATTTGCTCATAATAACAAAAGTTTTTATGCCTTTTAAACTTAAAAGTTAAAGGTATTCTCTTATCTGTATAATCAATAAAAATATAATCGAAAATCTCCCCATCTTCTTCATTATTGAAACAATACCAGTAATTGATCTTAGATGTCTCTATATTTTTTTCGATCATTTTAACTATACATAAATAGTAATAATATTTATAATAAAATATGGAACTTTTTAAGAGAATTTTAATTGAGGAAGGCGAAAGGGCAGCAGACGCTCAAGTTAAACATGCCATTTCTGTTATTAACAAAATATATAATGAATGGAAAAAAACAAAGAGAAGAATTAACGCTGTTGATATTATAACAACATCGATCAATAAAATTTCTAATATATCTCCAGCACTATTACCTTTCATTCACGATGCTGCAAAATTGAAATTAGTAATAATTATAACTAGATGTATGGATTCACCACCTTGGGAAGATATATCAAGACTAGAAAAAAGATATAAAAAACTATTCCCATTAATAAAATTACTACAGAACATAACTTCTACATCTGAAAGTGGCGGTAGTTTGAGAGAAGTTATAATGACAAGACTTAGTGCCAATATTTGTTATAATGACAAGACTTGTAAAACTTTTGTTGGATATGAACCGATAATATCAAAAAATTATTTGAAGTATCTGTTAGGAACAAAACAGGTAGAGAAAGCATATAGAATGCAATCTCTACCATTACCCGATGATTTTGAAAGATTGATTGAAACTTTAAAAATAAATCACGAAAAGGCAAAATCAAAGTTCGAAAAACAAACTTCCGTTGAATAGTGGATTTTCACTACCATTGGAAGAATTTGAATAACCTCTTGGATTACAAATAATTCTCGTTTCACCAATAGTGTAGTCAAAACTGTCATGGGTGTGACCATGCAACCAGTAGTCAGGCCCATTCTCTTCAATCAGATAATCATATTCATTGCAGAATCCATATGAAACATCGTCCGTTTTATAAATGTCTGCAATCGATTGCCAAGAAGGGCCATGATGCGTGACCACCACAGTTTTCAGTCCCTGTTTTTTATACTCCCTAAATGTTTTAAAAATATAATCCTTTGATTTTTTGTTTAATCCAACGGTATGAATAGCTCTGAGTTTATACTTATAAGGTTCAGAGTCTGTACCAATTCTTATGTTCCTATAATCATTCAAAGAATTTTCTACCTTCCAAGAAACTAAGGGGCAGTTATTTTTCAAATCAGTCCATAGTGTAGCTCCTATAAAGGCCACTCCATTCTTTACGAATGACGAGTCATTCAAGTAATGGAAGTTTTTAAAGCCAAGGCTATTAAAAGTATTATGCACCTTATGGATGCAAGAGCCATAGAACTCGTGGTTTCCTGCAACTAGAATAACATCTTCAAATCTAGAACAAGTTTCTTCCAAGAAAGGAATATAACTAGATGGTTTTTCGATCACACAGATATCACCCGCCAACACAAGCGTGGAAGAGGAATCTTCTAAAGTTTGCGGGATATTAAAAATGCAAAACTCATTATGTAGATCACTAAGAAGTCTTATTTTCATAAACTTAAATAAATATTTACATACTGTTATCATACGAGGTATTTAAATGGAAGTCAATAGAAAGTTTGGTAGAATAGAAGTTTTAGACAGCAGGGATTCACTATATCCAGTTTCTACCATGTTACCACAGCAAAATTTTATCGAAGAAAAATATTGGTGGGCTGATGGATGGTGGGGTGACCAAAGAGATACATCGGAATGTGTTGCTTATTCTTGGATACATTGGTTAGAAGATGGCCCTGTTGTACAAGATGGAATTGAAAACCGTGCAAAACCTATCTTCAATCCAACTTCCTTTTATAAGGAAGCACAATTGAGAGATGGATTTCCCGGAAATAATTACAATGGTTCTTCTGTAAGAGCAGGTGCCAAAATTCTTAAAGAATTAGGTATTATAAAAGAATATAGATGGGCTTTTAGTTTATCCGATGTGGTTGGATGTTTACTAAATTTAGGCCCCGTAGTGGTAGGCACGAAATGGTATGGCGACATGTATAAGCCAAATAGCCGTGGGTTTGTTAAACTATCTGGGGCTGATATGGGCGGCCATGCATATTTACTGAATGGTGTGAACACCAAAGAGCAAGTGATTAGATTTAAAAACTCTTGGGGTAGAAAATGGGGGGATGATGGCCACGGTTATATCAGTTTTAAAGATTTTGCTGAATTACTGACTAGAAATGGTGATGCATGTATTGCATTTGAAGTCAAATTAGATAAACTACCATTACTAGAGAATTTAAGCCCAGCAGTTGATCAAATGTAACAAAGATCAAAAGTTCTTTCGTATATTCTTCTAGTAATTCATCCCAATATTAATTTTGAAATTTACATTTTTAAATTTTGCTTTTGAAGAGTCTAACATAATTTTCTATTGTTGTTGAATCTCCATTAAAGGTTTTCATTGCTAACTTAATTAATTTAGACTCTTTTTCTAATTTATTTTGCTCTACAAATTCTTTTATTTGCTCTTTCAATGTTTTTACAGTTGGTGCAAAATCTTTCTTAATTTCTTTTTCTTTCAATAACTTACGATAATTTTCTGGGTTTTTCTTATATCGATCCCAATTCGTCGGCTTTTCTTCGGTTTTATACAGATCATTCTTGTCCACAATAAAACCAAAGAAACCTTCAGGACAATCTATCTCTATGGTGTTGGTGAAATCGTTTTTTGATAAAACTTCACCAATGTATTCTATTTTGCCCTTTTTGTCTTTATCGACAAACTTAACAAAGTCACCAATATTGACTTCTTCTAATTTATTAAACTTAGATTCCATGCGCCTATTTATGTGAAAAAAGCCGGATTGCACCGGCTTCCTATGGATTTGGTGCTGGCGGTGAGATTCGAACTCACGAAGGCTTTACGCCGCCTACTTACAAGGCAGGTCCAATTGGCCGCTATGGGACACCAGCATTTTACATATTTAGTCTACTCAAAATTAATCTGAGTGTCAACCTCATCAATAAATAATAAAAAAAATAAAATTTATGAAAATTGATGACATTTTATATGAATCTGTAAGTTTCTTCGTTGACAGTAATACAGATGATAAAAGCGAGAACTACAAAGACTTATTATCGCTGGCAAACTTCATGTCGAATCAGTTGTTTTATAACCATATAAAACCTGACACATTTTTTTATAAATTCTTACAAAGCAAAAAAGATGAAGATGGGCGTGTACGCTGGTGGCGAATGGAACCAGACGGTGACGATCATTTTGAAAAAACCGGCACAATAAACCTGTATCTGCCAAATGGTTTCATAAACGATAAATGGTGGCCCACATTCAAGAAACATCTATACGACATGATCCAAAGTTTAGATGAGCGAGTCACTGTTGGTAAAATAAAAATAGAAGGACACTGGAACAATCGTTCCAATTGGTCAGAAAAAAACTCTTGGGAAAATAGAAAAAGATTGCCTTATAACGAGGGAGAACCTGTTGCCAACATTGGAGTGATTAGAATTCCAATCTTAAAGAATGAAGTCACAGTAGAAGATAAACCAGAGATGACAATTGCAAATACAAATGTTGCTTCGCTATTGAGAATTTTGGGATTGGATTCTAACACTCTAATGGGTACTATTAGAAATAAAGACATTCCAAAGTTATTGCTTCGAATTAAAAACATTTCAGAAGACAGGCTGAAGCAAGAGCAAAGGCCAACGACAAGCTCTCAGGAGGCTAGGATAGGCGATGTAGATGGTAGGCGAGGGATCATAAGAGGTCCAATGGTGATCGACATGGGACTCGATGTAGATCGAATCAGGGGGTATTTAAACCGTTTGCAAGAGATATTGATTTACGCTCATAAAAATGGAAAAGATGTCAGCTACAATTAAATGCTATATCTATTGATTCAACTTTCATTCATTGATAAAATATAAACTACCAATAGGAAATAAATCATGAAGTCCTTCAGAAACATGCGCCACAATGATTTTGTAATTTCAATCGCGGTTTTAATCGTATCAGCCATAATGCTCATTGGAACCCTATTTGTGAATGCAAAAATAAATGAATCATCACAACAAGTCTCACATCAAACCAACCCTGAACATGTCGCCAAATGTTCCCTGCTCTACATAATGACAGGAGATGAAGCAGCGTCCCTGACAATATTATCCTTGCATGATGGCAAAGAAGAAGCTATTAGACATCTAGAATTTGAAGTAGGATTAATAACGCAAATAGAAACAAGACCCGATTTACTAAAAAGGGTAGTCAATTCTTATATCAAGTCTTGCAATATTATAGGTGAAAAATTACCCACGGTATTCATCGATCAAAAAAGACATAGTTATAAAAATCTTTAATCACCGCAAATCGTACCCATTAGCAAATTCGTGATTCACATCTCGATGCTTCATCTCATCATTCCTAACTGCAATCACCACATCTCTCAAGGTTGCAGATGCATCAAGATTCCAATACTTAATGGCAATCAAAGGTGCAGGAGTATTAGGAATAGAACCAGAATCAATCTCTTTTAAAAACTCCGTATAGCTATAAACTGCCTCTTCCTCAAAGTACCCAACAATTCTATGTGCAGTCTTAGGAGCAATAATGTATATAATAAGGTAAACATGCCAGAATATACCTTGAGCCAATAGTACCAATAACCTCTCAAACCACGTAGGCTTTGCAATCTCTATGAAAGTCATCAAGTGCATTCTTTCATTCTCAGCCTCATCCAACAGAGTATGGATTATAGGACCATAGCCTGTTTTCATCTGTCTAAGACTCTTAAGATGAATCCACATACCAGCAACCATCCCCGGAACCGCTGCTACAGTTTCCAAAACAACTGCTCTATGACCATATCTCTTTTTAAAGAATGTATCAGCAAGGAAACGTAAAGATTTGGTAAAGAGTTTTGCAAACTTATCAGAAAGAGTAATAGGGGGTGTGTGTCATATGAATAAGAATTTTCAAGTCTATTTATGGGGTGTTACCAAAAATTTCCTAGGCCGAAAAAATTTTCTGGGAAAAATTTTTTGAGGTTTGAAATTTCAAAAATATTCGAAAAATGGCTGTGGAAATATCGGCAAACTTGTTTTTAAGATTCAGGAATGTGGTAATACCGTGATATAATATTGTAAGAGGTTTAACAAAATTTGTAAGGAATATTGTAAGGAATATTGTAAGGAATATTGTAAGGAATATTGTAAGGAATATTGTAAGGAATATTGTAAGGAATATTGTAAAAAGGTTTTAACAAAATTTGTAATTTATATTGTTTTCGGTCGAGCAACCCCCATACCCTCTATTTTATCACGAAAAAAAAGTAAGTCAATATTTTCCCAAACTTGTTTTTTGCTTTTACGATTGTACTACATAGTATCCCCTACAGTATAACATAGCGTTATACTGTAGATCAAGCCTTACTCATAGTCCAACTGAATGGTATTATCGGAGTCGCAATAATTAACTGAGGTTATCGCCGTCCATCCACCCAACGGGGGATAAGGATTTTCATCAGGATCATACACTTGAAAAACTTGAACTTCGGCGTCACTCGGCAACTTTTGCAATTTGGCAATTAATTCTGCCACCTTCATTTTATTCTCCCTTGATGATTGCTGGAACAAATTGAACCAGCAATTTGATACTACACCAAACGAGGCCAATGATGCAAGCAGCCTGCGCAAACGGGAGAATGATTACGGAATACCAGAATGATTCAGTCATGCTACTATCTCGTAATCATTCTCATCTTCATGATGGGAAACCCTTGACAATAGTATTGCATATTGGCATACCGTTGTCAAGGGTTATATTACATTAACCGGTGGTCACTGCACTTCCACGGATAAGGCCACCGAAGCCAGCCTTTTCCATCGCTTCGTTCCACTGGTGCCCGGAGAGTCGCACCACGTGATCCATCTTACCATTGAGGCGAGGCGTGGTGACATTCGGAAGATTGACAAATATGGACTTGCGGCGACCTTCGACCATGAAGGAAATCAGCGTCAGTTTGTTCATTGTCTTTCTCCGGTGAGTGGTGGCGAGTGACAACAGTATCGCATATTGGGATACTGTTGTCAAGGTTCTTAGTAATAGTCCTCGGAGTAATAGTCCTCGCGGTAAGGCTTCCTGATGAAGAATCCCATACTGCGGGCACGGTAGATAATCATGCTGGCCACAACAATCGCCACGGTTGCCGACAGCCACAGCGGGGCAAAGTATGCCACAACCCAAACAGTCAGCACGTCGAGGGACAGCAGAATGGCGGCGGTAAGGTTGCTCATGTTTTTCTCCCGTCGGTTGACCAGTGACAACAGTATCGCATGATGCGTTACTGTTGTCAAGGGTTTTAGTAAGTATCTCGGTTATATACCGCTTCGTCGAATCTCGCAGATTCAAAGAAACGCCATTCCTGTTCGGCCTTTTCTCCCGTGAAGATTTTCTTGGTGCGAGGATAGTAAAGGATCATGGTGCCAGCGTTGAAGGGGTTGCCGTAAAAGTCCCGACCAGCATACTTGGCCTTGATCCAGCGGGGGTCATCACGGTAGGAAGTCGCCATTGGTCATATCTCCACTTGGTGAAAGCATTATACTACAGCGGATGGTACGAGTCAAGAAAAATATTCTATTGCATTGTATTCCATTCTATGATAAAATGGGATGGTAGGACGGGGATGGTGACAATATCCCCCTGTACCACACTTCCACTCCAATCTCCAAGATTGGAGAATCGCAGTCTGCAACACTGGAGGACAATGTTGCAGACTGTAGATTCTGAATCAGGCACTCGGGGCTGTCAACCCCTGTTCCCTTTCCTTCATTTCGATTAGACAACGGTGGGGGAGAATCTAGTCTTGCGTCGGATGCTGGAATATCTGTTGCAGTTGCTTTCCTTGATATGGGGCCTTGCCTTTTCGTAGGTTCCCCATTTCGTTAAGATGAAAGTGTCGGCGTCCACATCCTCCTCCAGATAAGCATACTTCCCATCCTTTGACATATAGGAATAGAAAGTAATCTTATCCATGATGCCAAGGTCACGGAGTTCCTGCATCTTGACACGGAGCCAGCCATGACCGGGATCGCTGTAGAAAATGTATTGCATGTGACTTCCTCCTAACGAGGATGTATTATATCACGAATGTATTACAAGTCAAGCCTACCAGCGGCTTTGATTCCTAGGGATCAAGCCAAAGACAACAAGTAGGGTTACAAAGGCACCGATCAGGATGATTAGGATTGTGCTTACAATCCACGGAAGCCAGAGCGGCGACAGAATCCAAACCCACGACCAAGTGACAACGCCGGCCAGTTTCAGGACGATGAAGATTGTGGTTAGTATGATGTAAAATCGTACCATGCTACATTCCTAGTTGTCTTGACAGAATCGTCACGGCGTCATCAACATCCTGCTTTGTATAAGGCTTGAGTTCGCCTCGCATCACTTGCTCGTCAATCCATTCACCATCGACTTCCCAGACTTCACTATTGTCCAGACTGTCCCCGAAATGATCGAGATGACCAGTTGCATCAATCCATTCGCCGCTAGGCTTACGGACAGCCAGATGATTCACGTGGAAGTCATCATCACTTTCTGCGTCATCATTGAAGAAAACGTCCGCCACGATGGTTCCGCCATAGAGTTTCTGGAGGGCAATTGAAGCAACATGGCACCAGCCATTGGTGTAGGCTTTGACGGCGAGACGATTCAGGGCTGCTTCGACATTGTTCATGAAATAGATTATACCACGGTTTTTAGAGTTTGTAAATGAGTGAGAGAGTTTAGGGTTGAACGCTTGGAGGACTGCCATAATTAGGGCAACCTCGTTCTGCATCAACATCCGTGGCGTGGCAGGCGCAGGTTATGCTCTCGAAAGAATCACTGAGAAGATCAGTGTCGATGGTATAGATTACTGTCGTGCCGTTGACAGCACCACGAGAATCAAACTTGAAAGAAAGTACCAGTTCCGCCTCCCTATCCTTGGTATGGACCCCATTCTGGCGGGACAGGAAATACACTACACCGGGTCCGGGGTTCTGGGTGCCTGTGTTGATATGCAGCGGCACCGTAGGATCGCCAGAATATGCACATTCATAAACAACATTTACGGGCATATTCGGGTTTTGCAGCAAGCAAAGTTGCTGTCCATCAGGATCAATGATGCAGAAGTTTGTCACGATCATCAAGATGGCGTAGAGCATAATTTTTTCCTCTTGGACGAATATTATACCACATGATATGGCAGTAGTAAAGTCAAATATTTTGTGCAGTGGAGTACCTCCGTCCGACCATCCCATTTTATCATATAATGGAATAGAATGCAAGAAAAAGGCGGTAGAAACCGCCCTTAAATGAATCCGCGATTTGGTGCCGCCTGAGCGACTTGCGCGCTCCTGATCTGCTTACAAGGCAGTTGCCTCGCTATCTAGGCTTAGGCGGCTTTAATCGTAATGATCCAGCAAAATCCAGCATCCTGCAACGAGGATTGCTGCCACAGTGATCCAGAACATTCGGGAGATTCGATGCATTGGATTCAATCTTGAGTTAAGGGAATGGTGGCGGAAACGTATTAGCGCCTTATTGATTCTCTTAGCCGGTCATCGACCAAAGGTTTCCGGCGCTAATCGGAAATCCTTTGCTGACCCATCCTAGCCATCCGCCTCAAGTGCGTTAGCAGGACCACCATATGAAGCATTATACTACCATTGGATCAGGATTGCAAGGACTTTACTATCTGGATTAGTAATCGTCCCCGAAGTATCCATAATCTTCATCGGTTCCCATCCCAGCAGATGCCAGCGCCCAGCCGTCATCGGAATCATCGCAGTCGATTTCAGGCTCCTCATCAGGGTCTTCATAGGCCAGCATGGGATCGAAAACTTCCCGGCAATCCATGCAAGTCCAATTGTCATCGTGCGTTTCCTGAGTGTTGAGGGAACCGCAGGCGGGGCAATGATAGTTCATTTGGGGTTCTCCGGTTGAGGAAAACATTATACTATGTTTGGTTGCAGGGTGCAAGCGATTACCTTGCTTTCCACCCTGCGCCTTCCACGAAAAGCGATTATCTTACTGATGCGAGATTTTTGCAATTCGCATCAAGTAGTTAGCCGCGTTGATGATGTATTCTTCATTCGTGATTGCGCGCTGCCAATACCATTGCTGGCGGGCCACGTATTCCCCCTTTCTTTCGTAAGGCATACGCTTTTCCCTTGCCTTCTCCCGATAGTGAAGAATACGCTTGGCGAAAACTTCGAGGATTTCAGGATTCATAGTATCATGCCTTATACTTTTTCACCAGTCCAGCCAAATTTTCTTCTGCCCCTTCAAGGCTTGTACGTTGCGAGCATGGCCGCCATTTGGTCTTAAAAGTGGGGCAAATGGCGGTATCAAAATTGTTGTAACAGAATGTTTCCAGCACAATATGCGAATCATCCTCAAGCCGGACGATTGCATATTTCTTTTCTGCGCTGACCGTTACAACCCTGATCGCTTGCACTAACATTCTCCTGATCGATTATGCTGCTATTGTATCAGCCTTCCGCCCCAAGTTCAGCATAGGCAAGACTGATCGCAGCCGAATCTGATTCGGTGTAAAAAAGTTCCGGCCACGACTTGTCGGGGTTGCCGTGGCGGTTCCAAATGAATTGGCCCAACCGCAGATGGGTGCCCTTGCGCGCACCAACCTTGAAATACTCGTTAATCGTGGCGCTGAGGGTTTCGATGTTGCAGTTCAGGCGATCCATAGTGTTCTCCCTTGATATGGATTGTATTATATCACAAAATGGATACCAGTCAACCCCCTTGATAGAAAAAGGGCCGCCAGTTTTTTGGCGGCCCTTTTTTGTCAGATCAGCCCTTCCCTTTTGGCCTTACTCACATATACCGCCGCGCTGGATTTCTTAATCCCAGACGCCACGACAGCATCCACGCGAGCCTTGTTCTCCGCATCGGCGGGGAGGGCCTTCAGAATCGCAACTGCGCGGTCATATGCGGTTTCGGCCAACTTGGGCCGTCCACGGCCACGCTTGGCTTGGATCACAGGGGCAGTGTTCTCGGGGTTTGTGACTTCGGTGTTATCATTCATGTTTCAGTTCCTATTTTGGTGGTGGAGGCTGTATTATACAACGATTAGATTAGACTTTCAAGCACCCCGTTGACGCATTCCAGTGACCGGGGTGGTGCAGGACCATTTGTTTTCAAGTGAGACTTACTATAGCACGCATCTTCTATCAAATACAAGTATTGTAATGTAAGATATTTCGTGCTAAAATGGGATGGTGGACGGGGATGGTATAAAAGAGAAAAAGGCGGGTGCCCTAGGACACCCGCCTTGTCTTGTCACCAGCCACCACGGCTGGTTTCTCGCTTCGCCCTCTCAAGGTGTAACTATTATCTCACAAATGGGGGAGGGTGTCAACCCTCCCCTTCCCCCGCGTCAGGCTTGCGGTTCAGGATGTAGTCTGCCGCCTTTTGCGCCCTTGCCGCTGCGGTGGCGAACAAATGCGGATCGCTTCGCAGCGCGCGGGACCATCCGTCAAGGTACGCCGCAGTATTCTCAATCACCTTGGGGGCAATCCCGGCTTCGGCACTCAGGAAACATGCTGCCAGTTCCGCCACAAGTTCCTCGCGGCTGTATTCGTGGGAACCGAAATAGGAAGGCTGATCGATTTCTTTTCGGTTCAAGCGAGACTTGTGGCCGGTGCTATGGGCAAGTTCATGGAACAGAGTAGCATAGAAACTTTCCGCAGAATCGAAAGTCTCACGATGCGGTATATTGATTTTGTCAATCGTTGGGATGTAACATGCACGCTCCCCGCCGTAGCGGATTTCGGGGCGGTTCGGCATACCATTGACAATGGCCTCACATGCGTCCAGAACCGGGACAGCCTCGCGGGCCTCATGGGGCGGAAGTTCGATCCCGTCAACTTGCGCAATGTTGTAAACGAGGAAAAATCTGAAAATGGGGAAGGTTGATTCCTCGCCACTTTCATCGGTACGCTTCACCCAGTTCCAAAAATAGACCGGAGTATGCGCCTTTTCCTCGCCAGCCTTGATTGTTCCCCCGGCAGCCTTGATCTGATTGTAGGTCAGCCAGACCGATTCGGGATAACCCTTCATGACTTGTACCATGTTAAGCATGAAGGTGTTGATTCCCCGGTAGGTCCGTCCGCTGATGTTACGCGGGGGGTCCGATGCCTTCCACGGCTTCAACCACGGGGCCGTACCATTTTCGATCATCTTAAGAATCTGATCGGTCAGAATCTGATAGACTTTCGACATAGCGTCGTCTCCGTTGATGGTGAAATCATTATCCGATATTAGCCTTTGGTTGTCAAGTGTCAATCGGCTATTTTTTGATCGTTTAAAGGCTTGACTATCAGATTGGATGATGTATAATGCTTTACATGGTTAGGGCGGTAACGACAGCCCCGATCACAGCCCCGAAACGGGAACTTTGGCAACCTAGATTAATTGAGGGTAGGATGGTTTACCCCCGCGACGGCCCGTAAGAAAAATTGATGGTTGTAAACCAAACGAGCAAAAAATCCAGACCAAAGTTATGGTCTGGATTTTTTAATTTACAGCATCCCGTCCGACCATCCCATTTTATCATATAATGGAATAGAATGCAACAAAAAAGGGAGGCTTTTGCCTCCCTTTTGAGTTTGTTAGAATCCTTCCCCGTAAACGAACGCATCCTGATCCGCTGCACGCTCGGCGGCCAACCGATCCAGCCATTCGTGGTAGGCAATGTCGGATTCTAACATTTCAAGTTCTTCGTCGTTCATGGCTTCCTCCAGTTGGTGAAATCATTATATTACATCAACGCAGTTGAGTCAAGCGAAAACTTCGGAAATTTTCTGACGCCATTTTAGTTTTGCAGATTCTTTCACGAAAGCAATTTGCGTGCCGGACACCCCCATTTTCCAACACTCAACACCATCGTTATTTGCAGGGCCGAGATTGTAACAGGAAACCAAGAAACCGGCTTCATGAAGGTGAAGGTCTAAGTATAGGGGGAACCACTGGCGCAGTTTTCTGACTGAAGGTGCGCCATAATACACTGTTCCGGGGTGTTGTCCCTTTAGTTTGTGGATGCCATCATTATATGGTGATGGATAACTTTCCCCAATGATTTCTCGGATAAGATCAGCCTGTCCGTCCCATTCATCGCAACGGAATGGTCCCAAACCTTTCTCGTTTTCAACTCTATAGGCCAGCATTGTAGTATCATACCATATATTATTTTATTTCTCAAGTGTTGTATTCTATTCCATTCTATGATAAAATGGGATGGTCGGACGGGGTTGGTAATAAGTGATTAAAACCTCCCTATATCTTTTCACGTTGGGTATTCCAAACGATGCTTTTTCAGTGCATCGGCACGATCCCATGCACGATAATAACACTCGACCTCACCATCCGCATCATAGACGCAATAGAGGGGGATATAAGAACCCCAATAGGTACCGCTCGGATCATATCCGCCACGATCCAATCGAACCTTGCGGCAGTAGAGTTTGGCCGAACGATTGGCGTTGTAGTTGCGCCGACCCAAGGGAGCGCCACGAGAGCAGTTGACGGGGTTGGCTTTCAGACGTGCGTTAATGTCCATGACCATCATTCTACACTGATTGGAATAGAAATCAAGTCTTGTAATGTAATTGATTTCGTGCTAAAATGGGATGGTGGTCGGTGATAGTGGTGAAGAAGTGAGTTGCCTCACTTCGGTCATACTCTAGTCGAGGAAAGAATACAAGGCTTCAACATTCAGCGAGCGATCATTATAGGCTGCCTCCCTCATCGCATAGAATCGCTCGCTCAATTCTTCGGTACATTTCTCAACATACTTCCACAGGGAAACATTGTAAAGCAACAGGGTTAGGGCAACCCCGAAGGTGCGGTGATTCATCGTACCTTCATAGTAGTTGTTATCATTTACCACATTGTAAAGGCCCTCCGGGGCGATGACAAAATCAAAGCCGCCGATGTTCTCGACAGTCCATTGACCGCCAGTGTAATCCTCAGAATGGTTCCGCGCAAGATTATACAGGCCATTCTCAGCCACGTGCGGGGGAAGTAGCGGAAAGATGCGAGCAAGATCATTCCAATTCATTGCCATCAGATTTCTTTCTTTCAGTGTTGGGGTATTATATTCCATTATAGGATGGTTGTCAAGCGTTTTGGTTAGTCAACCCGCAAACATCCCTTGTCCAGTTCACTTAGGTTGGTTGGTGGCGTGGTCTAATCGACATTAACCCTCTTGTTGACACTACGCAGTCGATATTCGCGTTATACGTCTTATCCTAGCCATCCGCCTCAAGTGCGTTAGCAGGACCACCATGCAAAACATTATACAGTGTTTTCTTCCGTTGTCAATAGTGGAGTTATCAGATTGGTGACTTTAAAGATGCATTCCCCCCGTCCTCCTGTCACCATTTTAGCATGGAATGTAATACAATGCAAGTCTTGACAAACGATTTTTTTTATGGGAGACTAATCGCAAGGCATCCTCTTGTCACAAAAGATTCATAAGATATTTTTCAAAAAACGCTTGACAGTAACATTTCATTATGTTACACTAATCAGTTGGCCAGTTTCAGTGCCAGCACTTCAATATTACCAAACGATTCAAAGTAATTGCTCCAAGGGTTATCCAATTTAACCTGTTTACCATCGGATGATGTGTATACAAGGTATTGATTTTTCTGACAATTATTCAATTCAGATTCAGCCCTTCTAGCATCACATTCTGTTTCATATACGTCAAAAAATTTTATATTTGCATCCATGTTCCATCCGAGTGAGTCGTCAGTATCATAGATTGCAACAAGGGCGTAATAGAGTTGGCCCACCTTTGGTGTGAAGCCAACATCAACAAATTCGTTGCCGTATGTCAACGATAGTTGACCAAACTTCCATTCAGTAATGGTGTTGGGATGTGAATGATCTTGCGATCCAAAACCGTCTTCATAAGACAATTTTGAATATTGCAAATAGATTCTAGGCATCTGGATGACCTATTAAGTCCTAACGCATACGTTAGTAGGGTCCAGTATACACTAGTTGTGGGAAAATTAAAAGCTTACAGTTTAACAAAGTGATAGTCAGTTTTTCGACCTTCTTTGTCCTGTTATTCTGAGACGTAGGAAACCTTGACTTCAACACCATTAATGGTGAAAACCTTGTCCTTCTTTTGGGGAAGGTCAGCAAAGAATAGATCAACGCTCTCTGTGGTGAATCGTCTGGAAAGTACCTCTGCCAATTCTTTGCTGGTCATGATAAGATCATTTTTTCCGATGGCGCTAACTTTGACAATCATGACTTTCTCCAACCTACGAGGATATCATATCAGTCCTTTTTGTAGAATTCAAACTTTGCGCCATTTTTACAAGTGGCAATAATCAAACCTTTTCTATTGTAGGACAATTCCTTGAGTCCGCTATTATTATCACACTTTTTGGCAGCCAACTCGTAGGTTTCGGGAGCAAGGGGTGAGGACATAATCAAGGGATCGAAAACAAGTGCCTCCAGCATCAGAGTGATGGCCACGCCAAGAAGAGCAGAAATCAGATTCGTGAAAAAATCAGTCATGTTACCCTTTCCTCTTGTGAATGTCTTTACAATACTTTACCACAATGTCGGGTGGGAGTCCATCATGGTTAATCAAAGAAAGGCGAACAGTTTCGGCGTCAGGTGCATCCATGTAAACAGTGTCATGGGGGATCAAGTCGCCATTCCGATTCTTACGATATACTGTCCATGCTCGCAGCGTCATTGGAATCTCCTTCATTTGATGAAACCATTATACCGCAATGGAAAGGAAATTGCAAGAGTGGGGATTATCATCCATTTAGGGGTTATACTGTTCTCCATTTACCCACCACTCTTGTGTTCCGTCAGAACGGATTACAGCGGGTTGGCCATTGTCGCGGTGACGTACTCCGTTAACCCACCACTCTTGTGTTCCGTCAGAACGGATTACAGCGGGTTGGCCATTGTCGCGGTGACGTTCTCCATTAACCCACCACTCTTGTGACCCATCGGGGTGAATTACAGCAGGTTGGTCTCCAAGGCGGTGCTTTACTCCGTCCTTCCACCAGCCTTGATACCCATTAGTTAGAATTAAAGCCGGTAAATCATCTCCTCGATGCCGAACACCATACTGATTTTGGTACTCAGTCCGTATTAGCCTGCCGTCATCATCAAAAGTTTCTAGCCTATTGATCGTCATTATTATCTCCAATTTTTGGGATATTTATAATAGTATTTCATGATGGAAATCTAGGATTCCATCATCTCCCAAAAATGTTTTCACACTTTCAACGAGGATTGAGGGTGTCAACAATCCTCGTTGAAAACTCACCGTCAAACTGGGTTTTCTGCAAAACCACAATTTTACGATTTTGTTCCTTTGCCAAAGCCTGTGCCAGTGCAATAGCAAACTTGTAATGCTTTTCAGGGAAAACCAAACCTTCAACCAGATATTCACCGACATTCGCACTCATTATTTTTTCCCTTATGTTTTGGGTTGCGTTGGTAGTCGTTCTTGCGGTCCTTATGCTTTGCCGCTTTGTTGAATTTTCGGAAATGTTTGGCAACAGGATTCTTCACGTCCCTATTCTCTAAATTGATTGAAGCATTATACTATGGATTGATTGTGCTGTCAATCATGATTTGTTCATTTGTCGTTTGGGGTGAGGCCGGAGTGAATGAAAAAATACATGATGACTGACCGAATTGGTCAAGTTCCTCGAAACTATCAATCAATTCTGCACTTAATTTAATTAATCCAGTGACAACGGCTACACCGTTTTCATTACGTACCACTTCTTTACGGTGGGCGTAACCAGAAATCTCATATGGTGGCAGACACCATCCCAAAGGCCCTACGAATTCTTCTGGGCATTGATCCGTTAAAAGAACGTACCGGAAGGGATTTAAAAATTCTGTGAAGATTCCTCCGGGTGTTACCCCTTCTTTCTCTGAACAAAATCTTCTGCCTCTATAGACGTTTGTGTCATAGCACACAATGTCTGTGAAAACTTGAGGTTCAGATTCAATTACTGTGCAGATCGGATAACCCGCTGAAATAATTGATGATATTAGTAGAACATTTGTCAACATTTTTCAATTCCAATAGGAAATCAATCCAAAAAGGATTGATTCCATGATACTATGGAATTTGTAAAATGTCAATCAAGATTTGCTTCTACAAGAATCGTAATCTGTGATTCATGACCTTCATGGTCGATCAAGAACATTGACGATCCAGACACTTCAATTTCTTGGTTTTCCCCTTCCATGAACTTGGTACTGTATTCACAACCATCTGCACTATACCAAGTGACATACATGAATTCATTTTCATCCTTGCCGGTAAGAATGCCCAGCGATGGAAACGTCACTACACCATCCAAAACGATTCCGGCAGCGTTTTGGATAATCTTAAGAGCCTCGGGAAGTGTGATCTTTTTCATAGTATGACTTACCTGCTGTATGACTTACGTGCTGGAAAACTTGCGGGTGAACCACATCCCCGCTACCCGGTGGTATTGCCACAAATATTTCCTATCTACATCATCGGTGGGTTGTGGCACCCGGTTTGTTTAATGATTTTTGCTATGCTTCCATTATAGCATGTTTTTCAAGATTGTCAAACTGGCTCGCCTTCATCATCCACGGTCAGGCGTGTAATATGCCTCAAATCTTCCACACTTACATATTCATATGTATTCATGTCGAGCAATGCTTGCCAATCCCATCGAGATGGATCGTCATTCTCAGATGAAGTCTGAATCTTAAGTGTGATTACATATTGATCTACACTAAACTGACGACTCATACTATTTTCTCAGTGAGGTTGGATGGTGGAACCGGTGGGACTCGAACCCACAACCAATAGATTAAAAGTCTACTGCGCTACCAATTGCGCCACGGTTCCAATATACTTACATTATACTTTGTTTTTCGACTTTGTCAACCCATCTTGCTTCAACAAACCCGAAAGGATAATTCTGGCTCGGATGATAGCATTGAATTCAGCCGTTGACAACGGCTTTCCGCTACCTTTTACAATGATGCGAGAAAGATCAGTGATTGCCTGCTGAACCTGTTCCTTGTTGATTACTTTCACGCAGATTCTCCAAGTAGGTTAGTCTTTCTCTCGCAGCATCAGCCAATCGTTGGACATGCTCAATTTGAGCCCTGAAATACTCTAGGCGGCTATTATACCATCCCACCCCTTGTCGTGTCAAGGAAATTGCCCATTCGATTTCCTCATTGGTTTGAGGATTGTTGAGATTGAGCATGTTCATGGCTTCACTTATTCTTGAGAAATTCCATTAATATCAGCGGCCAAAAAAGACCGACTACAATGTATTCAATTATACTCCATTCTTTGTGTTCGTCAACCAAGTTAGAATTCAGCATCAGGGTTAAGGCCATAGCAACGGCAGCAGTCAGATAGAAGTCCCAGAAATTCATTCCGGCTCCACATCAATGACTACATCCTTCAACGATGCACCGGTGATGTTGGCAAACGCTTGACGCAGTACCGCAATGGAATACTCACGGTGCTCGTCATCAATAAACTCAAGATGCTGAATTTCGTAGCGTTCATTTGGGAGACCAACCGAAGGATCGTTACGGACCAGAATGTTAACGGTGTGCATGGTGTTCTCCAACCGATGAAATCATTATATTTCAACATGGGAGGCTTGTCAATAGCCTCCCATGTTTTTCAAGAACAAGACTTGATAACGTTGATAACATCCTGAACGCGGGTCGAAACTTTCGTCAAAATGTCACGCTCACGCTCACTACGCTGAATCCCACATTCATCAAAAATCTTCCGAATGCTGCGAGCAGCGTTACGGGCAGCATCGCGGGTTTTCATCCCGCCGATTCGCTTTCCACTGTTAGGGTCGGTTACGGCCCAACCAGTGAGATTTTTCACCGCACCGGACGGTACTACTTGCACGTTACGATGGATATAAAAACCAGCAACAGTTTCACCGTTGACCGGCTTGAACCCGTAATCATTGAAGTAAACCTTAACATTACGCATTTAATTTCTCCGGTGCGTTAGAATGGGAGCATTGTAATATGCTCCCATCCTTCAGTCAAGTGTTAGGTGGCTGTTAAACTTCCAGTATCGTAAGGACAGGGAAAATTATAAACCCTGAACTCAGGCAATACCGGAAACCGTCAAACTCGCGGAATCACGCCCGCCTGCCGTGCGTTGCACAGATAAACGTGGGCACTCGACTTCTTAATACCAGCGGCTTCCAGCGCAGAGATAACCGTCTTGGTATCATACTTGTCGAGGCTTCGCATGATCTTAACGGCGCGGTCATATGCGGTTTCGGCCAGTTTGGGACGACCACGGCCACGCTTGGCTTGGATCACTTCGGGGACGGCCACGATAGGTGCAGCATCTACAGCGGGCGTTGGGGCCTCCACCGTGGTTTCCGGGGCATCATCGACCGTCACCGTCACTTCCGGCTCAGGCGCGACTTCCACGACCACAGGGGCGGAATAGACAACCGGCACGAGGTCAGCCGGGACTTCCTTCACGACGGCGGCAGAAAGAGCCTTAACCCGGCTCGAAACATATGCCTTAACCCTGTTTAGGTCATTCTCACCCTTGAGGACGGCATTGCAGATATACTTGGCGATCAGATTTGGGTTGTCGCCACCATGAATGTCAAACAGGGACGTAAACAGGGACGCATCTTCACTCGGCATGGCATCCACGAAAGCCGTGGCATCCACGACCGAGGTCAGGGGGATATCAAACTTTTCCAGATACGATGTCAGGTTCATTTGCTTTCCTTTGTTAGTGCCGGGACCATCCCCGACCATGTGAAGCATTATACACCGTTTCAGTTGAATTGCAATATCCCGATGTGTTGTATTTTTACCACAACTCTTGTTGTATTTTTACCACATCGCTTGACAATCTTTACATTACATGTTAAAATAGGTTGGTGGTTGAGATGATAACAAATAACCCCAAGCCCATTGTGGCGGGCTTGGGGCGGAAGCCCTTAGAAATCAAGGGCTTCGAGCAGCAACGTGGCTTGAGGAGAGGCAGCAATATCATCCGGGGTGATATTCTCCCGATTGATTGTAATACTTTCAAAGTTATCAGCCTTGAGGCTGAAAGTCTTGATCCCCACACTACGCTTGTTTAAGCAGCGTTCAATACAATTCTTCATGCGGACACTCGCACCAGAATTGACCACCTTCCGCTCACCCTCTACAACTGTCGTCGATGAAAGTTCCAGATAAAAGAGCATGATGGTTTCCGCTACCGGCAAACCATTGAATAGAACAGGCTCCATGATGCCATTTTCCTTTCGGCAGTCAAGGTTGACCTTAACACCATCAGCCACCGTGACATAACAACGATCATGCCCTTTCCGGTATCCATCGCTACGGTCGCCGTCATTGGTCTTAATCAGGGACTCCAATTCCTGAGCCTTACGACCAGCGAACAGGGTCTTGAGAGTAGTATGGTCCATCACGGACAAAACCGGATCATTCTTGACGTACTCTGCCACATCGTCGAACGCGATGGCTTCCAGTGCCTTGATCTTGCGATCATACAAATTCCGAATGGAAAACCGGGTGATGAAATTGATATTCTTGGACGGGGGCTTAGTGTATCCAGTGGAAGGCTTGTAACCGTGAATGGTTCCAATGCCGCCCTTCTGAATGGTAATGAGACGATCCAGCGTTTCGGCCTGAGCCGGGGTGCAAAGGAAAGGGCGGCTACCCTTGGTATATGTGACCAGCGATTCAGTATTCATAGCAGTGTTATCCTCTCTGCGAGCGTGAGAACAGTATAGCAGGATTTTTCAATCTGTCAATGTACGACGAAAAACATCTTCAATATATGCTCGCATAGTGGGGATTTGTGCTCGGTTGAATTCAGAATTCCAATTATCTTCTGTTTCCACAATAGCCTCAAGCGCCTCTAGCGAAAGTTCACCGTCAAGCAGATAGTAGGCATATTCATAATTATACCCATCTACACGATCAACGGGACCATCAACGGCGTCCCAAAAGAATCCGTCAAACTCCAATCGAATATGATTGAAGTAAACATTATTAGCGTTCCATAGGTCAGCGTCATTTGGGACGCAACCCTCTTGTGCAATCAAGGTTTTTTCTACTTCTGAAACATCAACAGGGTCATCGTGGGACCACACACGAATTTTATAATTAAACACCCCATATCGTTCCAGAATCTTTGCTAATTCAAGAGCAAAGATGCCGCAACCACCTCGATTAATACGGTGAACGCAGTCGCAGATATGACCACAAATCTTATCCAAAGCGTTGCAGATGGATTCGTTAGTGTGCATGACAAGTAGTATAACACAATTAAATAACTTGTCAATCATTTCAAGTGTTGTATTTTTACCACAACAAATCTATGTATTACTATCCTCCCTCCACCATCCTATTTTAGCACAAGCATCCTGAACAGAAGCTGAATATTCAGGAAATTATTTGCTTGACACATACAAATTATTATTGTATACTAATCCTGCCGGGGCGTTCATGTTTGTAAAAGGATGAGCACCTGTGGAACCGCCTTCGCATTTATAATAATAAATTACACAGATCGATTTTACATAGAAAGATTGGTAGACTCGCCATCTGTGGGTTATGATGGTGGACACATAAAAAACATTTACAGATAGATAAAGATTGGCTTCTAGTTGTAAATTCACAAGAATATTATTTTGAAGAGTGTAGCCGATTTGTTATCTTATAATCCTACACCGTCTTTCACTCTTTCTAATAATCAATCTTAGTACCTATCAATTGTATGATTGTAATAATTCTAAATGACAGGTTTCAACAATTCATTTAATGATGCAAAGACAGTGGTCTCTGATACGTAAATTAGATTGATTTCAGTGAAATTATTAGTTTTCTGATATAAGTATTATCTTTTAAAGATAGAATTTGAAATATACCAGCCACATTTAAATAACATGTGGTGGGTAATACCCACTAAATCCTAACGCATACGTTAGTAGTGTCCAGTATACTTTAGCTGTGGGTTTATCAACTACGAGCAAAGATATACCACATGATGTACGCAAAACTTGCACTAGCAATAATAATCAAATTTAAGACTTTGGAAAACTCGACATTTTCTGTTTTACCATTAATGATTAGAATAACCTTGCAAATGTCATAAATTTTTGCATTAATAAATGCAACTGTATTGACGAAAAACAGATAACTAGCAAAAACGAACAGACCAACCAAGATTGGATCGAGCATTTTTATCTCCAGTGTCGTGATAAAATGTTGATGTTCTGACTATATTCCTGATTGGAATAGTATTGCCAGTGTTCTGCATTGTTGTTATGGATCGCTGCGAGGAAAAGAGCGACTGCCGGTTCAGACTTGGCGGCCACACTAAAGTGTCCAACCGGGTTAATATCATACTGATATACAGTCACAGGGCCTTCTTCAGTTTCCAGAACCCAGTGCTCTCCAACCTTACCATCTGCCGATGGTTTTGCGTTCGGCGGCCCTAGCATGTTCAGCAGGGTGTTATTATTGGTCATCAGCACTCCAAGACGGAATGAACCTTCCGTTTTTTGTGTAGGAGTGCTTGGGACGACACAATAATTAGAAAGGATTTTCATGGCTATTCTAGATATAAGTGTTATTCAACATCTTCATACTTGGAATTCCAAATTGCAGCAATTGCTGATACAAGGATGATAAGTCCTACAGCAATCGCACCGGTCACAAGCATCTGCATCATTTATGAATTCTCTTGGTAATTTGTCTACAATTTGTCAGCATTATATCATTAATGGGGAGGGGTGTCAAGACAATCTAGTGACTTTCAAAGTCACCGGGTCAACATCGAGAATGACAGGCTTATGGTGAGATTCCTTAATCTCGAATACCGTTGCAGTAGACGTAGGATCGCGCTGAATCGAAAATGCTTCCAGAACAGCATCTTCCGGTGTTTCAGCATCAATGTTTATAGCCCAAGTGACAGTAAATTCTCTCATTTTATTCCTACCTTTAAGGAAGTGTGATAGTTGCAATAAACTCACGACCCATTTGTTGATAAATTTCCCAAGCCCGAACGATTTCTTGCACGGTGGGGAAACGATTTTCTTTCTTCTCGTTGCACTTTCTACATGCTAGCACAATGTTTCCGGTCTTGCCATATCCTTTAGAACGCGGGAATAGATGGTCTACAGTGTAGCCTTTCTTACGAGAATCATTGTAAGTAATATACTCCATAAAACTATCGCAATAAAAACAGCGGCAGTTCTGATGGGAGTAAAGCAACGAGACAGGAACATGACGAGGCCGTAGAGCCTTAATTTCCACGATTGCCGGTTGCATGACACGGAGATTGGTTATTTGTAAAGTTGATTGTGGATTAGCGAACTACACTCAGGACTACAGTATACTTGACTTCCATCTTCTTTCCAATACCTTGAGATTGGATAATTTACACCATCATTGATGCCTAGCCCGGTCGGTGCAGACTCAACTAGAACAAGTGTACCACAAACATGACACTTATAGTGAAATGTTCTCGGTACAGGCTTTACCAACCATTTATAGTTCAGGTTCACCATCTTCATCAAGATTAGGTGTAGTTTTAGACGGGATATAAACCCACTTAATTATTAGTGGAATTTCGTACCCTAGTTCTTCGGCTCGTTCAAGCATTTTATTTCTCGCAATAAAAATCACCAATATTTAGATCATTCCATATTTCTTTTTCAACATGATAATATTTTTCACGTATTCTAACCTGATACGTACTATCACCGTCAAATTCACCGTGATACTTTTTTTGTATCATACCACACGGAAGATCAGATTGGAATGCTTCGTTTATTAAAGCCCCTAAAATAAGACAGATAGCCATAACTCCTATGGCTATCTGTCCACTCGTTTTGCTATTTTTATCCATTCAATGCAGCATCCTGAACCGCTTTGATGAAGTATGCACGGGCTTTGGTGGAAACGTAACTATTAACCTGCTTCCATTCATAACCATTGGCTGCAATCTCTTCCGTACATTCTTTCAAAATGTCCTTATGAATCCATTTAATATACTCACCAGTGAATTTGGAATTCACTTCCATCCCATTTTCCTTCAGGTAAGAGATGCCCTGCTCCAGCCTCCATTCAGGCAAGATGTTATCAACCAGATTATTGATACCCTCAACAATGGTTGGGTCAACGGTAATTTTCTTACCTTCCTTATTCGGTTTCTTATGCTTCAGCCCCTTTGTCTTGAACCAAAGTGAGGTATCTTGGGCCAGTGTATTGATGACTGGCATCCAGACAATTCCCTCACCAGTGCCAACCACACCATGCAACTTACCCCAAGGACATTCCGTTTCGACCATATTGGTCAGTTTTTCAATGTCATTGAGAACATCGGTGTTGTCAGCATTTTCCGAAAAATCAAGCGTAATACCAAAAATTGGAGCCTCCGCCACCCAACGGAACGGCGAATTATCATACGCTCCCGGAAAGAAAAACTTTCCGTCAAAATGAATCATAAAACAAACGAAATGCTTTTCCAATTCAGAAACAGCAACTCCCTTCTGGATTCCCTTACCAATCCATTCACCATAGAATCGCACGACACCGTTGTTAAAATACTTCTTAGCAAATTCAAGAATGGCCTGACTATTGGCAGCAACCCAAAAGGCAAACCCGTAATTATCAGATTCGACGGTAAGCGGACGCTCACGAGAGAACGCTTCAACTTCACCCGTTTCAGTATTCACGGCAATAGAGCCGTTGGTACCATGCAACTTGACCGAGCCAATATAATCTACAGTCCTGATAAACTTCTCAGGCTGATTGTTACCAAGGCACCAGTTATTGTGCTTGTGAACATGCTTGAAAACGTGATGAATAGAATCAATCGAAGGGAACTTCAACATGTTAATTCTCCAACGCGAGAGGAAGAATTATACAGCAATGGTTATTGGACTGTCAACTCGTTTGAGGACAATTCCAGTGTGTGGGCTTCCATTCTTCTTGACCCAGATGTTTCTGTCTATCTTCCAGACACCCCATTTGCTATGAATCATAGCATAATAAATTCCTTGACCACCGTAATCAGCAAATTCAATGCTACCCGAGTACCAATAATCTCCGAATTGGTCTTTGAAAATTGTACCACTCTTTGGATACGTAACCTTCGTTAGAAAACGTCTAATCAAAGTTTCCATTAAAATCTTGAACTTTCTGCATTGCAATGAAGTTATCATACTTGCTAATCTTTTCCATTTCAATATCGACTAGCTTGCTAATATGATTAGCAGCTTCTGTTAGCCCACGTTCCTCAAACTCAAAGGCTTTGTTCATCAGACTGTTTACTTTCCGAAACTTCCGAGAGGAAAGGCAGTGTAGCGTTTCCAGCATGTTGATAACATTGCTCATTTGATTCAGCCCTCGAAAATGGTTTAAAATCAACAACTTGAATATCTTCTGCGTATGGTTTAAAGACCAATTTGTTGTTTTTTTGCAACAAAGTGCCTATGTCACCATCTTTCCAGAATTTTAAAACTGATTCATCAGCTTTTGCTATAGTACCATCTTCAAGATAGATGTAGGTATACTTTCTGTGAAGGGGTGTAAATCGTAACGCAGCCTTCATGGAAGGTAATTAACTTCCGTATTAATCACCATCATAGGTATAATCAAGGACAGCCTTAGCGGCTTCCATCCGAGCATCGACCTTGCCACGAGTGTATGCGGCTTCAAGTGCATTTTTAATAAGCGATACATGAAGTTCGTGGAAATCCAGAGAATCTGAATTCTGAGTCTTAAGGGTACGAATGCCTAGAATTCGATTTGCGATGCCTTCGTAAATATCATTAATTTGGTTCATGTTCAATTTATCCTTTATTTTCAATATGTTACATCAAGTTTTTGACAAATTAGATTATTCCTCCAACAAGGAGGAATAAAATAACAATTATGCCTCCCTCTGTCAATAGAGGTCAAATTTGTAAATGTCGAGACTTATTTATTTACTATATAAGGTTAATGTTCACTGGTGGGACTCGAACCCACATCGGAAGACTTTGTTCTCCCATGACATAACCTAAACTAAGGTTATCGCTTACCTTTTGCTACAGTGAACACGTTTAAAATTTGGTAGGGCCACCCGGACTCGAACCGAGACTCAAGCGATTATGAGTCGCTGGCTTTAACCATTAAGCTATAGCCCTAATATTCAGATTACACGCAAAACCCTTATTTCATTCTTACAACATCAAGCGAAAGTCATTATACCATGTTTCTTCCGCTTGTAAATTTTTATTTATATATCCTGTATTTCAGGTAGCAGTCTGTGTCGTTATCCGTACATCATAGCATAGTTTGTGGAGCAGAAATGATGGCAGGATTATCATCATCCCGATGAAATACACCATTTTTATAGTACTCAATAGAACTATCAAGGTGTTTGAATAAATAAATGTCATTCATATTTATTCCTTAATCTCAGCCAAGATTTTATCAATCAAATCCATTTTTTCCTCAGTCCATTTCAGCCTTTGTCTTTCCATAAATGATAACATACAGACGCTCAATTGCTTTGTCAATTTCAAGAGATGCGTCATAAATGTCTTTAGGCCAGTGGCTACGATATTCTTCTTTTTTCTTTTCGTTACTAACGCCATATTCCATATTCAAACTGACCAGCCAGTAACGCAAGAAATCATAAAGTAGGATGGCCCATTCTTTGTTAATATTGTCAGGAAAGTTAAGACCCCTAGCATATTTTGTGCTAATACCCTTAGTGACATAAGGGCCGGAAGGTGCAGAACAAACGGAGCCTGCATTAAAATCATAAGTATACTTAGAATTAACAATTTCCTCAATATTCTCAATAACGAAATTCCATCTAATTTGTTCCCATTTAGATTGAAGTCTACGACTTGTATTGAAGGCTTCCATACTAGGATTTTCAGGGAATTCATTTTTGAATTCCATAGGTTCGTGAATTTCGCTTTCAAACTCACTGTGATGCTTCAGTTTACCATCCTCTTCATCCCATTTCATCCCATTGCCACTAACGGCAAACCAATGAAACAAAACATAGTTCGGAGATGGGAAAATTTCGTGACAAGTTAGCAGAGCATGACGCATCATGCTCTTAATGTCACCGTTGGTAAACGTAATGTTAGTCACTGTTATTCTCCAAATTCTACGGGATCATCCTTGATCCCGTAGTCTTTATAATGCTTAATCATGAATTCCTTAAGGTTGACTTCCTTACCAACATAAAGATTCATTGCCAAACCAAAAATTCCATCCTTCGACAATTCCTGTTGACCAAGGATAGCATAAGACTTGCGATCAAGTCCACGATTAGCATCATAGAATTCATACAAAGTCTTATGGAGATGATTATAAATCTTTGCAACCTTCTCCTCCATTTCATTAATTTGCGAGATTGCAACAACATCACCATGCAACATGCCGCGAAGATCATCGGCACCTTCATTCACGCAAGCCTCAAACAAGCGACGTGGCGAGGAAATGCTATCCTTAGTTTTATGCAGCGAGCAATACTTATCAGTCTTGACCTTCACCCACTTACCGTCACGGAACTTAAAGATAAAACCTTCAATATTATCCTGTGATTCGTATACGGACTTTACGAAGGTTTCAACATCAGCCGGGATAGGCAGTGAATCAACCCAATACTTTTGCAAGATGGTAGTCTGCTCCAGCGGGATGTATTCGCCAGTTGCATTGTCCCGCACGTTCAGAACAACAAGCGAAGGCTTTTCATACCCAATAACAATTCGATTGTCTGGTGAAACATATTCCATATTGACAGTCCAATTGTTTTGGACACAATTGATAATTCCAAAAAGCAAGTCTTCAAATTCCTCAGTGTGCAAAAGCGACTCCGCAGCCTTAGCCTGCTCAGAATGAAAAGAACCCTTGGTCTTAAGGCAAAAACTACCACCATCGCCTAGAATCACTGTAGAAACCAGCGAGCCATCCATCTTATTTTGAATTTCGACTACGTTGGAAAAATCCAACGACATGACATACGGATTTTCACCGTTGTTGAAAAACTTCTGCATAGGAAGCGATGCAAGTTCTACCGGCTCGCCGTCAACCATACGGAAGGTGTGTCCACGGCACTCCATAGCGTTAGGGAGCATGAAGTCAGTATAGGATGCCAGTCGGTACAGGAAGATGCGGAACGAGGCTCCTAGAGCTTCCTGATCGACGTAATAAAACGCCTCCGAGGATGCACAGAGAGTCATCAAATCATTATAGAGGGTGCGCTGGAAGTCGTTCATGGGATTCTCTATGATGTTGGAACATCATAACAGTAGTTTCAGGAAGATGCAAGGCAATCCACATTTATACCCTCGGGGGGGGGCGTTTTAATCGCGTCTTTATAGTACTAAAGATGGTTTTCCTTGTAAAGCCCCCTCAAAAATGAAAGATGCCGTTCTCCCTCCACCATCCTATTTTAGCACAAGCAACCTGAATGGAAGCTGAATATTCAGGAAATTATTTGCTTGACACGGGCTAATTATTAATGTATACTATTCCTGCGGGGTTATGTTTTGTCAAAAATCTGATCCTGCTGTGGCCATGCTGTTTTTGTAACTTTGCACGACACCGACGTTTTCAAAATGGTAAGAACGCTTGATTGAAAGGTGGATTTCCTGAGAGGAATTCAGTGCGGTAACATACAAGTCACGATATTCTTGTTTAGGTGTATTGAAAGCGTCCTCAAACGCGGTAGGATGATAAAAGATAGTCAAATCACCATAATCCAAATTCAATTGAATATTGGAAATTGATTCCATGCTGATAGTAATGGGGGGAATAGCTTCATCGTTCTGATCCTTACCGAGTAAGATTAGACTGTTGGTTTTATCTACGGCAAAGTGGAAATCAGACCACAAACCCTGAATATTATTCCAAGTCACACAGTATATGCCGTTGGTGTCTGAAATCTTTTTCAGGGTTTCAGCAATATGCTGCTTTTCAGTAATTTTAACAATATCGGTCATATTAAGTCCTAACGCATACGTTAGAAGGGTCTAGTATACTCTAGTTGTGGAGTTAAGGGAAGAGAAGTTTGTCAGGAATCTGTGAGATGAATTCCATGTCATTCTTATCAATCTTCAATGTCCTATACATTTCTCTCAGAACATCTGTGGACTTGGGAACATTCCTAACCTTTTCAAGAAACCAAACAGGTGGCTTTTCTTCCATAGCCACTTGGATGGGAACACCCTTGGCAGTTTCATGCTTAAGAGTTTGACCGTCTTCCCTGTAATGAAAATACAGATTCATACGGCTGGCAATGTAATCGATATCATATCCAAAGGATAAACAATAGTTTTGCTTAGGCCAAGAATTGAAAAGATCAAACCAAGTAAAGAATCCCTTCCAAGTCGCAGCAGCAACGTCCATATCCTTATGGTTGCTACCAGTAGGATACGGATACATCAAATAATCAATGAAACCATGCTTGGTAGCATACTCATGAATCGTCTTATGATGCAACTTCACGATTTCAATTTGACGAAGAAGACCATTAATGATCTTTTGATGGCCATTGAAAAGATCGGCCTCCCAGACTTCATTATGCAGTGCATCATATTTGAAAGCAAGGTCATAATTCCTTTCGATCTCGCTAGAGGTTTCAGTTCTCATGAAATTTTTAATAGTTTCCATCAGGCTCATAGCCTTAACCTCACTTACTTGATCGATGAGAGTCTCGAATCCCTGCTTACAATACATACCATTCAATTCCTTCCTTTCAGGTTGGAGACCTTGTGGAAGATCAACAATATGTTGACGCAGAGGTTTCATATTATTATTCTGTAAAGTTGATTGTCAGACTCTTAGCATACTTCATTTCTGGTGTAATATCAATAGGGCGATTATGAATCGCAATACACTTTTTACCTTTCTCGTCCCGATAATTGATCACAAAAATTGTATGATCTCTGAGATCAACCATCTCAACATTGTTGTAAGTTTTAACTTCATCGGTGTTGAGAGTAACAACAACAGTTTTGTCATTCATTCAGATACACTCCGTCAGAAGGATTCAGCATACCATCTTCATATGCGATTTCAAGATGATGCTGGGGCTTGAAATTTTGATAGTAAACTTCGTCTACTCGAATGACGCCGCCACACTCATTGACATATTCTACAATGTCACGAACATTCTCAATTTTATCTACACCGCCACGATGTTCATTGTAATATGCATTAACTTCACAGTTTGTTTCGACATGTTTTGCCCCCAATGTATGCAAATGCTCTGCAACACTATTGTCACCATATTCTTTGGGAATAAATGCTTGAATTGTATACATATTTTTCCTTAAATGAGAAAGTAAACTCGACCAAAGATCAATACTACAGAAACTAAAGCCCCGAGGCCGAGCAAAACGGGGAAAATTTCTTGTATAAGATTTTTCATATTTTTCATTTGTGGCTATTCTCCATAAAGGCTTATTTAGCCACAATCCTCTAGAGTGATGTTACTAGAATTTTTTCTTTCGTCTAAACAAATAGTCTATTAGAAGAAAAAACCAACCTAAACCGAAAATAAACAACGGAAGTACAGCAGGTAGAAGATTGGTCCACACATTAGCTATGGTGAAAACCAAGCCTCCAATAAAAATCATGGAGGCTATGGTTCGAAGCATATCACCTTTCATCCAAATACTCGAATGTTGGGAGTACCAGTCTCCACCTCACCTACAACAAGCTTGATATGATTATCAGACAGCATAATCTTACCAAAAGTCTTCTTAGTATCTGAGAGATAGACAGTACCTTTCGGAGTTACACTAATCATAGAGACATCAATATTAAATGCTTCAAGAATTGGATTTGAAATCATAGTTAACTCCTAGAGTAGACTATTATTTATCAAACTTCAACCTCACGACCACGAGAATCTAGAATGAAGACTGTGGGGCTATTACGATGACGAACGAGTTCCTTGTGATATTCAAGACTAGTCACCGTAGGGCCTTCAGGGAGGTTAATCTCCTTCTTAGGGTTAAAGGAATAATAAGTGCCATCACTAGCAAAAGTATAGTTCTGATTCATAGATGTTTCACTCTTGTTAAGATTAATTAATGGTTTCTTGGAAGGTGCCTACCTTTTGTGTCATACGGCTGGTAGCGTGGTAGGTGAATGCAAAACAGGTAAAACCAGCATTTACCTTTTTGTCAATAAAATCATCGAGTTGCGTTTCATCGACAAAAACTGTGTCACGATTAAGGAGCGGTTTACTGATCAAATCGCTCAAGGTCATTCCACTATCCTTAATGCTAAGAACTAGATACATCTTCATATTTAAGCGAGAGTAGTTAAACAGGGTTTTAGTATAGGTGAGGATTGCGGAAGTGTCAAGCCTTCCCTTCCGCAATCTTAGACAATGCCATCTTACCAGCCCACGTACCGGGAGCCTGAATTTCTTCAATACTTTCAAAGACCATCGGACGACCACGGATGCGCGACATAAACTCACCAGTCTTACCCATCTTAGGCATACCAATATCAACCTTGGTACCGTATTCCGGCCACGATGCGCCTTCACGAGTACCAATCAGATAGGCAGGCTCACCCACCGGCTTGATAAGAACTGAATCTTGCCCATACATCTTACCAAGTTCGACAAGATCACGTTCTAGATTATTTTTAGTATCATTCGGCTTGCGAGCAACAAACAGCGAGCGTTCAGATACTTCTGCCATATCTTTAAACTGTGTTTCCTTATCAGTTACTTCAAGGGAAGGATTGGCCTTACGTTCCTTACGACGACGCAGAACATCCTCAATTTCAGAAGCATTATTCTTATCATATCCTTCAATGTAAGTTCCGGCAACTTCTGTAACATCGTAACCAAGTTTAATCAATTTGGCACGAAGTTGGCGATGGAGTCGCATGTTTTCATCAAAATTACGCTCGTTACGAAACGCAGAAATGATTCCAATATCATTACGAGCCATTTTGGCGTGAAGGCGTGCAAGACCCGATTCAACAAGATCGACTTCCATATTAGGAAGGGCAGCCATTTCAACAATACGTGCGATGCGGTTAGACATTGCATTCTCCGATTCATTCAAGTGACCAGCGATGATATCATTGGCCTCGTAAGATTTCAAATCGTCAGTACTGACCACGTTTATCTTTATATCAGCATACTTATCCATTACACCACTCTTAACAAAGGAGCGAACACCAACTTGAATATTATTTTTTGTAAGATTATTTAATTGCCAGACTGTAAATGACCAATGGTTTCTATATGCACGGATTCTGATCCATCCACGCTTCAATGCATTCACAATAATTAATTCTCTAGCTTCACCTTCCTGACCAACCTTTTCACCATATTCCTTATGAATATCGTTAATGAACTGGCTTGTGGTTCCAAATTTTTCAGGATTAGAGATAATATCTTGAATATGGGTTGTGTTGACTCTTAAGATTTCACCAGTAGGAGCGATCCATGCTCCTGCTAGGAATCCTCGTCCAAAGGTGTTCTTCAAATCTTGTAGCTTCATAATAATCCTTTTATTATTATTTATATGCCCCCTTTACGAAGCGACTAGATTGTTTCCCTTTTGTCTTTGTAGAACACATGCCGCTGGATGGATGCCACTCTAACATACCGGCGAGCCTTGGACCAATTTGGACTCACATATGAAGCATGATAGTGAGTAACATTTTTTCCGAGGAAGTTTTCGACATTGCCGCTCAAAACTTCTACTGCAATTGTGTGAGCAGTATTCCACGCAATCAATTCCTTTTTGTTTTTCAGAGATGGAATATCCGGCTTACCATCGCATGTCCAAGAAAACTGACACTGATTTTTAAGACGCTTTCCATCGCTCATGCGACCTTGGAAAACAACATCACAGATCGTATCGGGATAAAATTTACTAGCAACACGATTCATTGTGACGAGGGCAACAGCCTGCATAGCCTCTACCGATTGATTCCGAGCCTCGAAAAAAATGTTCTGCTGCAAACAGAACAAATCATCTTCCGAATATTCTACAAAGTCAGTTTCTTCTGGAAGAATAGTTTCGATCCCTTCCGGTTGAAGAATAACCGGAGTTGGCAACACATTTGCTTGATTGCTGTAAGCGATATAAAAACTGGAAGGGTTCACCCCCAAAAGAACAAGCGAAATCGCAGCCATCGTAATTACAGCAAAAACGCGGACTGCAAGGTGCATGAACCGATCAAGGGAATCCATTTCAATCTACCGTGGTGGTTAAGGTGGGACTAGAATAGAACGGAACTGATCAGTTGTCAATAGACCTTAAATTTGTTATGTTTCCAATATTTTATATTACCTTCTGTTATAGGATTTGAAAGGTGCATCTGTAAATTCAGGCGAAGTGCATTTTCGACACACTTCTTATTTAAGCCTTTGTTTCTAAAGGATTTTTGAGTGTATGAATGGATGTATCTATCTTTACCCATTTGCATGTCACCATCACCGTTGAAGAAATAACGGCTAAAGATGATAGTCCATGAACGAGCAACACCATCAATTTCAGCAATAGAAAGAATTAATTTAGACTCTGGATTGTTCTTATAATCCCTGAAACAGGGCCACATCATACCATCTCTAAAATGAATCTTTTGTAATTGGGAGATGACACGCGGGGGGATGAACTGGCCGGGACGATAAACAACAAATTTGGTGTTCATGGACAGTCCCCATTTTGATTGAGAGAAATGTAAGCCTGAGATTAAGACTTAACGCAGCAACCTTTCCGGTCATTATCCCACACTTGCAGGTGTAGGTTCTACCGTTATCCACGCACTCGTGTGCGTATTTGCCATACCTGCTCATTTATTTAAAGCGCGCGAGCTTATTGCGCTTGTCACCAATGACACTACTCATGGTTCTGTCTACCGCTTGCCTTGCGGGCAATAAGAGGACGCTAATCCCCTACGTGCGACTTTCCCACAACAATCTATCACCTTGCGAGTTCTAGACTGGCTTGATTCAGTTGCCTGTCAAGCATTAAGGTACTTTTCATCATTGGCCGGTGACAACTTTGCTATGTACTTATATACCATTCAAAGTTTTAATACCGCCTGAACTTGCGTGCCACCGTTGCTTCATAACCTTTTGGGCTACAAAATACAACACAAGTTCGTATCCGTTCATTGGCATTACTAGGATTGTCATTTTCGATCAAGCTGTTAACTTGACCTATTGACTGGATTACGCACTTGCCTGCCAAGACTCGCACTAAAATCCTACACCTTAGATAGTAAACTATGAAAGTTGCATCTACTAGAGGTTTGCTGCCTCAACAATTTCAGTTTTACCCTCAATTGCTTTCGTAGCATTCAGTCGTTTACCCCCTCACCCAACTCGGTAAGTGGATACCCCCTCTTTTGGAGAGGAATACATCCGGTGCTTTCTTGAATAGACCATATTGCTATGGCGAACGGGTTGGCGACCCATCCTTTATGCATATCACTATGCACTATCCTTGCACTTAAAGAGTTGCCCCTTTAAGTGTGTCAAGCCAGACCTTTCGGTTTCGTTCCTTTATGGTGGAACTCATCAGTGGCTACCGTTTAAACATCTTAACACAAATTTATCGCTTGTCAACACTTATTAAAAAGAATTGGGATGGGCTACATCGTGATTATCAGCTTCATGGTTCGATGTTAGTTTCGCATTGTACCCCCATCCAGTACAAGCATAGCACATTCTCACTAGTGGACTACAGACAGGAACGTGCAACCATCTGTATATTTTTGAAACATGTAAAATTAACCTACATTTGATTCTATTTATTCTAACATAAAGAGACAGTTTGTCAATTTTAATTAGAACAATTTTTCATAGAAAACAAAAAGAGACAATTCTGTGTTTTAAACGTAAATTGGAGCGTCCTGTCAGAATCGAACTGACACCTTAAGATTGGAAGTCTTTGATTCTACCATTAAACTAAGGACGCACAAAACTATATATCAATTCAACAAAATCAGTATAAACTTTCCCCTATCACTTGTCAATATCTGGCATCACGGGTGGATCAGGGTGCCACCAAGGCACATCGTGTATATCACAAAACCCGGACCTACCATGAAAAGTTTGGTACTCTGCATCATAAGTGCCAATATACCAAATTTTAAACGGCGCAAAATAATAAAGAACCCGCTGACCATCTTTCGGTGGATTCTCAAGTGTCTTTTGAGGATTCCAATCAAACAAAACAGTCATTTGTATTCTCTTCTTGAACTAACCTTTAATAAAGGGCTTACGAAAGATGTTAAAGATTCTTATCAATCCAGCCTGCAATATAAGAAAAAGATTTATGAGCAAAATCATTTAGAGAAATGAGCCTTTCCTCTATTGTGTCTCCACGATTATTAATTTTCCCCCACTTTATACAAGTCAATCCATTTGCTGCATACCATCTTGTAGATGGGGTGTCACCTGATTCAACTTTACCAGTCAAACACTTTTGCAAAACACCTAAGCAGCAATAAGCATCGCTATCTTTATTGTATAAAGTACCAACGCGAGTCTGTTTATATTTACCGCTGCGCAATGCTTTGATCCACTTATTCTTAATCTTCTTGTCTAGTTTATTAGATGTATTTTTCATGTGTTAACCTTAAGTTTGATTAAGTATAGACTATACTGAAATTATAGTCAAGTCAAGGTTGATGGAGTGTCACGGTATCCAATATAGGGCTTGACCGTGCAATATTTTTATTGCAGTTTAATTTGGTCGGAGTGTGGTGAATCGAACACCAGAATTTCTCGCCCCAAACGAGACCCCGTACCACTCGGGAACACTCCGATTTATCTTTATTTATACTTACAGATATTTTGGTACAACCGACGAGATTCGAACTCGCAATCCCCAGATTGAAAGTCTGGTGGCTTAACCTGTTTGCCTACGGTTGTACTGTATGTGTACAGTATATATACATCTTTCATATTTGTCAAGGATGATGAAACTTTTCATTCTTGACGACTAATTATCCTCAAATTTTTACAGTTTTATACTTTACTCCATTTTTATACCATGCTTTGCCACCATTAGGCCAAACTACGGCAGGTTCATCACCATCTCGGTGCAATACTCCGTATCTGTACCAACATTGTTTGCCATTAATGCATATAGACGCAACCTGATTATTCTCTCTATGCCGCAACCCAAATTTGTACCAGTGCATTTCTCCATTTGGAAATATAATGGAGGGTTCATCACTGTCACGATGGAGAACACCGTTATAGTAGTAGTACAGCCTGCCGTCAAAGTATTCTAATGCAGGTAAGTCATTGTTTCTATGGAACAATCCATCCTTAAACCAAGCCTTACTACCATTACTCCAGACTATTGCAGGTTCATCATCGTCACGATGAATTACGCCAAATTCGTTACGGTATTCTACTCTTGAAAATTTACCGTCTTTGATTTCAACTTTCGTTAGCATCTTCGTCTATAACTCTGATCTGCCAGTCATTATGAACCACTTTGTCACCAGCATCAAGAGTTACATAGATTTCATTATAATCGTATTGCCCCCTGAATCCCTTCTTGGCTTCAACGGCAGTCACGATACCCTGACGTTTAGAGCCATCTAGTATCTGAACTCTCTGTCCTTTTTTAATAGTCCAAGACTGTTTCAATTCCGGCTCCTAATCATAGAGGCACAGTTTTTCGCTACAGAAATTGCAATCTGTGCGTTTTTACCTCTACTCGCACAAGATGCGGATACAGCCACGGCTTCACAAATCGAAGCACAGATTTCTCTCTCAGACTTTGATCCTGCATTATAAGCAATTTCCAAGAGTTCACGCTGTAGTTTTACATCTTGGGGCTGGCTATTGATCCATTCATTGAAGTTCATATTCAATTCTCGTTAAAATTGGTGGAGCGTCACGGAATCGAACCGAGGACTTGACCGTGCAAAGGTCGTGTTTTTCCAACTAAACTAACACCCCATTAGCAGCATTATAACATCAATGGATTTACTTTGTCAAGTTATTAAGTAATTAATGAATGGGGTGTATGAAGGGCTTCGATCCCTCAAAATCCACTTTCACAGAGTGGCGTGTCTACCAGTTCCACCACATACACCATTATATAATATTGGTGGGGGTGGAGAGACTCGAACTCTCAAAACCGAGGTTACGGACTTCTAAGGCCCGCGCGTTTACCATTTCGCCACACCCCCGTAGGTCGCCTTGCTCGCCAGTCATTCAACGAGGCTTCTCGTTGATGCTAATCTCAACTTATTGAGATAATACAGGCATGTGATATATGTAGCAAGTCCATATGCAGGAATGTCTGGGCCTGCACCCATTTTACAAATTGGTAGCGAGCCTCCGAGTTGCACGGGCTTTGAAAGGTTATGAGCCTAACCAAGACACTGGTCTTACACTCGCTGTATAATTATATATTTATCTTTCAACCAGCTTAATATTGAATATACTTAGGTTCACTAAAATCAAACTCACCAACAGCCTTTACTTGAAAAACCTTAAGTTTATTAGTTCCATATAACTTGATAGCATCATGTAGATTATTCTTAAGATCATCAATATTTTTATCATAAAACCCTAACTCTAAGGCATCGTTAACAAATGTTGTGAGGGTATCTATATCATCCGAACCACTTGGAACTAAAATAAACACAGTAGATTCGTTTTTGGGGGATTTTTCAGATTTAATGGCTTTTTTATTTTTCACACGATTAATCGTCATATTGTCTCCTATTTTTATCAGTATACGACAATTTGTATGAATTGTCAAACATTAAACCAATACTCACTTGACTTTAGTTTTCCAAACTTGTGTTCACAAATATCAAGTTTATACTTAATGAATTCAAGCTCGTAGTAGAACTTACACCCCTCAAGAAATTGTAACATCCGAGTAACGCGGAGAGTATTATGATTTTCATCACTCCACCACTCCTTTACTCGATTGTAATTGATAATTGGCGAATACAGGGAGAATCCCAAGAATGAACACATCTTCCGAGTAGCTTCAATAGCACGATCCTTGCGAATATTATTATAAAAGAAATCAGTAACAACTGGTGCAATAGGATTGAAATTACTAAGGGTCTTCGTTGGAAAAAGCCATTGGATAAAATCATGGCATTCTTCAAACTGTTCATTAGTCATGTCCATGACTTGCTCATATGTATACGGAAGATGTTCAGGTTCAAGATTATCAAAGAAACCTCGATTTGCATGATCCATGTTATAAAACATGATTGCATAATCTTCTGAGAACCGATCAAGATTGGTATTCATTTTATTATCAATATTAGAAGAAAACTGGTAGTCCCGGAGAATTTCGAAATCTCGACCTTCGCCTTGTAGGGGCGCTGCTCTGCCTCTGAGCTACAGGACTATAGTCATAAACTATAGCATATTTTGCTATGTTGTCAATGTGGCGGAAGGTGAGGGATTCGAACCCCCGGACCCTTATGGGGGCCTCTAGTTTTCAAGACTAGCGTAATAAACCGGACTCTACCAACCTTCCGTTTTAATCTTGGCATGTCGTGAGGGACTTGAACCCCCAACCTGCGGTTTTGGAGACCGCCGCTCTGCCAATTGAGCTACCGACATATAATATTTGTATACAGTATATATTCTTCTTGATTTCTTGTCAATGTTATTCCAGACGAAGGATTTTATAATCTCAGACCATTTTTAGATTCCAAGCCTATATGTAAAATGGCGGAAAGTGAGGGATTCGAACCCCCGGAACCTTTATTAGATTCGCTTCTTTAGCAAAGAAGTGTAATAGACCACTCTACCAACTTTCCTTAATATGGCAGCCCCGGAGGGACTCGAACCCCCATAATACAGATTCAAAGTCTGCCGCCTAAACCATTCGGACCACGGGGCAATATTTATATAACCTTTATCTGGCCCGCCCGGAGGGATTCGAACCCCCAGCCATCGGATTAGAAGTCCAATGCTCTATCCTATTGAGCTACGGGCGGATTATTCAGATAGTATACGTTATTTATGTGAGATTTCCAAGTGCCTTAAGGGCGGGTGCAATCCACAAAATAAACTCCCTAATACCAATACCCACGACGCAAAAAATAACAAAGACAATGTAAGACCCCACAAGGATGACGATTGCAAGACCGAGGCAAATCATTATATAAGCAACTGCGGTGCCAAACAAATTTCTGATAAATGCAACAACGTCACCGAAAGTCATTATCTTGTTCCTTGTAATTAAGAAATAGTGCTTTGATGCACGCTTATATGTTTAGTTATACTTCTAATTATGAATGTTTTAGTTTGGTAGGGCCGGAGGGACTCGAACCCACACGCTCGTAAGAGCAAGAGATTTTAAGTCTCCGTTGTCTACCAATTCCAACACGGCCCCACATCTATTCAGTTGTAATCACATCGTTCAACAATTATATGCTACAGAACTTCAAATGTCAACGTTTACAATTTGGTACCATCGGTCGGACTCGAACCGACAAGGCTTTCGCCAGCAGTTTTTGAGACTGCCGTGTATACCGTTCCACCACGATGGCATAAAGCTATTTAGTGTCGTCTTCAATTTTCTATGTTTCGTTTATTGAACTCCTAATCTTGCTGAGGGTCAACAAACTCAATTCACTCCAACAATTTCTTTTTAATAACAGTATAAAGTCCCGGATTCACCTTCAAAGCGTGGGGGATCATATCATGCCTGACCACATTACGCATATAGTCTCTAGATTCATTTGAAGGATCGTCAATAAACGGTACACCGTGTTTAATACAAAAATCTCTAAGCTGTTGTTTCGTATTAACCATGAAAGGCCGCCAGATGTTAGCGTGATTGACCGGGATCAATCTAGGATTTCCATGACAGGCCGTCATCAGCCAATTCTCGACACAATCATCCAGAGTATGTCCGGTAAGAATGTTGATATCGGAAAAACTCTTGAAAAATTTAAGACGTTGATTTCGCCAGAACTCTTCCTTAGATTCGTTACTAGGCTTCTGTTCTGTAATTGTCATCTTATGGTAATGACAACGCTTGCGTCCAGCAACATATTCCTCTACCAAGTTACTGGCCTTATCTGCAAACTCTCCGGTCCCATGATTGACATGAAAAACGTGAATCTCATTTTTAGGAAAAAGACTCAGTAGATGAAGAACCGCCATAGAATCAGAACCGCCAGAAACAGCAACGCCGATTTTATTATCGGCGTTGAGTAGTCTGTAGGGTTTGAAAATCGATTCAATCATAGCGTCATTGACCAACCATTGAAGTAACTTGTTAGGATCAGTTTAGCATCATCTTCTTTCTTAAGGAAATGATGCTTTACGAGCATGTCATAATGGGCTTTCACCAATTCTGCGAGTTTTATCGCATAATCATTGATGAAATCGTCTTCCTCGCTAATTTCAGATAGCACAACTTTAATAGTTGTTGCAATTACTGCCGCATGATCTAGTCTGATTCCTTCCTCCACTAATCTAGTTCTAAAAGAAATCAGAAACTTATGATTAGCAGTGTTAGGACCAATATTCTTTAAGTTCTCTACTTGTTGCAGCAGTAATGTCTTTCTTTCTGAAATTGTAAGACTCATTGTTAATGCCATTCCTTGTTATGATGCTCATCATAATCCATGTTTGTGGTTTCCTCAATCTGATCCTCAATATCAGCAATCTGTGCTTCGAGGTCCGCGATCATATCTTCATCCGGTTCCACAGCATTTCGAGCGGCGGTAAGTTCAGCCGAGAGGGTACGAAGTTTAGCGGTCAAGTTCTTAAGGTTCATCGGTGCTACAATTCCTCTTTGAGTTTGTAAGTATTATACCACTTATGTTTTGGTTGTCAAGAAAATTTTTTATTTAAAAATCTTTTTACTAAAGGTTTTTCGTTTTTAACTGCTTCTGCTTCCCAAGGAAGATTTAAAAAATTATTATCTGACTTGGTAGCATGGTCATATACATTTGACCCATATGATATACCATTCCATATCCAGTCAACGCTACCTTTATATTCTTTAATCTGTAACTTTCCTGTTACAAATTGCTTGCAGTGAGTTGCTTCGTGAGCCAATGTTAAAAGTATATCATAAACTGGTATGCGTCTATCAACAGATATTATTACAGTTTTCCCATCGAGGTACGCAGTACCTTGGTTTCCATCTAGGTGGACAGAGTTTTCATGTTTTGCTAAAATTAACTTAATCTTCAGTTTTTTCAAATACTTAGCGGGTATTAAATAGGTTAAAAAATCCTCTAATGCTTCTTTATAGAAGCCTAGATTTTGTCTTTCTCCGCCACGTTGGGAAACTTTAATCTTCATACCACTATTTATTAAAAAGGTTTGGGGGGATTACTCCCCCCTCCCCTCACCCTTGATTACTTAACATCAGTATAAGCCTGACCGTCGCGGATTCGTCCCACCGTGCGGCGGCTAGTACCGTAATGATTGGCGATTTCCGTAAGCGTCCAACCCTGCTTGAGTGCCTTTCGGATATTACGGACGGTTTCATCATCGAGGGAGCGGTTGGGGATGACAAAGGGTTCCTCTTCCTGCACCTCTTCCCAAACATTACTATCCTCTTCCTGAGTCTCTTCCGGCTCATCCCAAATATCATAAATGGAATTGCCAGCCGTGTTTACAAAAGAATCAGGAATTCGCTGAGACCAATCAATTTCCTCAAGAATCAAATACTTACAGGCACGACCCTTGGAATTGTTATAATCTACCGGGATTGAAACAACGTCACGGGGATTAATCTTCAAGACCACAAGACGATGACCTTGCTGCCGACTTCCATAGTTGCCATTTTCGACGTAATTCAGACTTGCAAAATGCAGGCCGGTGGAACAAGTGCGATTGCGGTCGCTGTCAACAGTCTCACGAGGCACTTCAACAACACTGCCAACGGCATTATCCATAGTGCCACTGTAAATGTCCTTATAATCACCACGAATCATCTTGTAAGCCAGAAAATGACCATCTTCAGTGATCGGAAGTTCCGAACACGAAAGAAAATCGTAGAGTTCATTAATAGCAGACTGCGATGGATTCTGCATCAGATTATCCATAAAACGGATCAACGGATCAATTTCAAAGCCATTAGCAAACATATCCAAAATGCGGTTCGTGAGAGCATTATGGATCGGAGTACCATTGTAGTAAATGGCATCTTCACAAACACTGATTGCACCATGCGACTTAAGAACAATCAAATCCTTCATGCGAGACAATCCGCGAACAGCATCCCAATTCTTGATCTTAATTGCATCAAGAATCATGTTATACAACTTATTGCTTGCCGTAACAGCAAAGGTACGACCGTCAACAAAAACAGTAAGACTATTTGCGTTGACGATAAACGGAACAGGATTGTTCATAAATTAACTCCAAGGGTTTTTTGGTTTAGTGTGTCGGCTGGTTCTCCAACCGACACACATATCTTACTTCAAATAGTGTCAGCCGTCAACAACCTTATCAAAGTGTTTGATATAATCAGCGGTATGCTGGTCCCATCCGTTACCGAGACCATAAATACACTTCCACTGAATCATGCCAAGATTTTTACTAATCTTTTCCATAGCATTTTGAATATTTTTCTTATACACAGTTCCATTAAGCCCTGTTGATAGCGTATTGAAGAACTTTTTGTTAAAAGTATAACTTTCAAGGTCTGACCATGCGCTGATTTCCTTATTGAAGTGATTAACAAACTTACTAAGGCGATTCTTGACCTGAATAATATTCATCAGGTTAGTTCCAGAAATGTCATACTTTCTAGCAAAATTAACAACATCTTCAGTGATACCAATTCGACCCAAAAGATCAACGGCTTCCTTTGCGAGAACGTATTTAGTGTAACGCTTCTTAGTAAAACGCTTATCAATTTCTCTGTCGAGCCTTTCCACCATCGAAGACAACGATACGGCTTCCGGGTTTTCCTTCATAAACCTATCGTATTCCTTACTACGGATGCCGATAATCGTATTACCTTGACGTGTAATGTGCCTCATATGATAAATATGAGCGGAACCATTTTCGACATTAGAACGCTCGACCTTCACAACCACAATATTGTCATACTCGGTCGGGTCGAAATCAGTAATGCGATTCCAAGTGCGAGTAGAATATTCATTTGATGAAGTAGCATCAAAAGAATACGCTTCCGGCACCTTGTAACCGCTACGAGAACCGCGAACCGCTACAGTCTTAGGTGGCTCAGGAATATCCGAGACAGCAATAACCTTAGCACCACCAAGCGCCTTAGAAATATCAGCAGCCGAGTGCAACACAGATGGATTTACAATGTAAACCTTCTGCGGCTTATCAGCCAGATTTTCAATATAAGAATTAATCCGCTTTACATAAGACTTCGTGGTGTTCTTATAAATAAACAACGTGCTAAAATTGGGAGTTACAATGCTAATCCCGGTAATACGGGGGCGACGACTGTCACCATAAAAATATTGATTACCATAGCAAGAAATCGCCTTATTCAATTGCAGATCAATACGACCGTAAACGGCATGATAAGCATTGTTAGTAAAATTGTTCATTGCCATCTTGGCAAACTTACCAAAGAAATGATTTGTGTTAATCACACACGCTCGTTCCCAATCCGTAGTCGCTGTGGCAAGACGATCAGCAATAGCATCATTCACTTGATCCGACGCCTTTTCCAGATATTCATTAAGTGAATCAATCGTGACCTTGGAGTAAGAAATACCTTCACGGGAAGCAATAACTTCAATCTTACCAATAGGCACGGTCAAAGTGCCACCAATATCTTGAATATTGGAAAGGAATTCACGGGCCTTTGGCGTCAACTTAGCCATTTCTGCAAAGTTTGCGTTAGCCAGCGGATAACCCACCTGCCCCTGAATAACATAAATCCCATGATAAGAGCGATTCAGGGTGAGGTTAGAAACCTTAAGAGTATCTGGGGTAGTGGGCGTGACAAATTCAAATCCGGGACAATTTTTAATTTCCGGCTTGACAGTAAAGAAACGCAACTGCTCCGCTACTGCATTACGGAAATTGACGAAATCACCACGGTTCACCGGAACCTTGATTTCCACACCATTATGATTATCGGTTTGCTGGCGACCAAGTTCTGCAATTGCAGGCACCCCATCATCATTCAGGTACGCACTATAAAAAACAGTCTGACCATTATAAGTGGAAGTGACCGTGAACGTATCGGTGTAGGCAAAGGGAGTCTTAGACCCAAGGCCAAAGGCACCAATAACGTCATTAGAATTTTCTTTGGTGGACGAAAAATAAGTCGTAAAAATATTACGGACAGCATCTTCCGACAGACCAAGACCATAGTCAGTCACCGAAAAATAAGGTTCCATCGCATCCGGCAGATGGATAACAAAAGGCATATCAGGACGGCCAGCCTGAACATGACTGTCATACGCATTGCAGGAAATCTCCCGAACGAGAGAGCCGATCTTATCCTTATAAATGGTGTCCGACAAAACGCGAAACGCTTTGCCATTCATCGCAATAGAAAACGAGGACTCAGCCCCGACATTCGACTTGATAACGCCAGCATCAGAAGGCTTAGAAAGAATCACTTTGTGTCTCCGCTGTGAAAGGAAGAACAGTATAGGGTAATGAAACTAGATTGTCAACTAATTAGTTATTACTATTCGATCAAGTAATCGGATGGAATACTATCAATCAATTTAATGTCGTCATCGATTTCATGAAATTCAATGAATTCTTCAAGATCAGGTTCAAAGTCAATCCCAAGAACCTTGTTTACAAAATCAACAGCTAAATCAGTGTCAGTATCACTCAAATTATTGTAAATAGTCAACAGATCATACGGCGTCCTATAGTAGTGAACAGAGGTTCCGTACTCATGATTGTGTATAACGGAATACTTTTTCATAACACTTCCTTATAAATTGAGGTCATCATACTAATATGATTGATTTCTACCACGCGATAACCTTTCTTAAACTCTCTACCAAATTTGTCTAATAGCGGAGTTCCGTAAGGAAGCATATAAAATTCCGCCCGCATGAGTGGAATTCCCAGTTTCCCATTAGGAAGACAAATTGGTAATTGTGTTTGGAGTTCGCGCATGGTAAATTGGTGGGGCAGTCGATGCTACCCCACCATCCTAGCACATATTACGACCGACTGCCTTCACGGACAAGACTATGGTAATAAGTATTTGCGCTACCCTTCGGGAGACCGAGTTCTGACACAAACGCAGCCTTAACATCCTTTGCAGGCGAACCAGCAAGGCGCTGGTAAATGCTACGAGCCTGAGAATACTTAGAATTCGGATCAGGCTTGCGACCCGACTTGCGACCAGAAACGGTAGCCGGAACAACTTCATTGGTAACAACGGTATTAGCATTAACTTCACTCATGGTGTTTCTCCTAGTTTATGGTGGTTTTGGAAACGCCCCTATTCACCATGAATAGGGGAAATCTGAAAGGTACCACACCGAACCTTTATGTTCCAGTTTTTACATTCTATATCGTTATGCAGCCTTTGTCAATACATTACCAAAAACATTTTGAGTTTTAATGTCGCGGACGAAACCGGACTTATCTTTACGTGCCTCACCCTTTGCAGTCAAAAGAACAAAATGTCCCCCCTTGGGGTCATAAAACCGCACGTCAGACTTGTCCCCATCCACAGCAGGATAACCCGCAAATGTATCAGGCTTGATTTCCTTACGTTTTGTATTCACTACAACTGCAACATTATAGCCGGTTTTGATTGCAATTGCAGCCTCAGCATCATTATTCTCAGCGAGAGAAAAGGTAAGATGATAATTCGGTTCACGGATTGCAGCATCACGGCCAAGAATTTTCGTGTAATCATAAAACATGATTTCACGAAACGCTTGCATAACATTACGATAAGTAATCCCGCCACGCATAACAGAAATCTTCTCCCAAGGAATATCGCTAGTCCCATTGAGACGGGCGGCTGGAATCATATTCTTACGCTTGGCCTTGCGAATCAAGCGTTCAAGGTCATTGACCAAAGTTTCCATGAAAGATTTACGGTCAATAAAAAACCAACGAGTTTTATTTACCCGAGCATTACGAGTCTTTTGGTAATACCCACGTCCAGCCGTATAAAGGCACGCAGCCTTACAACCATCGGAGGCTTTAGGGCAAACTTGAAACCCCGAAAGATTCACCGGAGCGAGATAAAGAATGCCAGTCATAACCCCAAGACTATTACCCTTAATTGTCTTGGCATCAGCCGAGATTGCCAGCAGTTTCTTGACCTTATTGAATTGCATGTATGCCTCCCTAGAAGGTAGGAGAACACTATAAGATTAATAGAATGGAATGTCAAGTACTTAAAAAGAAAGCCCCTATATGGGGCTTTCTTCTATTCAAAACAAAGCAACACCGGAAATTATCATAAAACTTACTGTGAAGACAGTACCAAAACAAACAAATCCACTGGTCCATTCAGGGTCTATAGATTTTTCAGAAGCCACTCGCTTAACCGAAGTAAGACCCCATAAGATAGGCACATACTGATATTCATAAGAAAATGCAAAGGCTTTATAAAATTTATAAAAGGAAAATAACCACACACATACCATAAATATCCAAAGGATTGCTGAAATAAATGTGCTACCGCCGAAATTAAAGATCAACAATCCGGCTAGAATCCAACCCGCTGGGCTGTTAAGAAAATCATTGACTGCAATTCCAAGTTCCTTGGCTGCAATACCAATCGCGTGTGCAAAGTCTTTACTTGCTTGCCCCCAAGCTGAAACCTTATCTTTATTTTCTACTGCATTTTTAACAGCATGATCCACTACATTGGTTTTTACTTGACAATGTGCCAGCCAACTTTCAAGCTCTATGACTGAGATTTTAGTAAGTTCAACTGCGGGAATATCACAATTAAACCCTTGCTTAGGTGCAGGCTGATCGGCACTGGCAATTCCACTAACGATTAACAAAGCAAAAGCAATCAAGTTCTTCATTATTTTCTCCAAGAGTTAAATTGCGTGATCTATTCTATGATTAATAGAATGTAATATCAATAGGCAAGTTTGTTTTTGACAATTGCAGAATGCATCCAATGTTCGGAAGTAGCAACATGGTTTGCTCTAACAAATTTAGCAACCGACTTACTAAAATCATTATAGTCGAACGCCCCCGCCAAACGTAGGACATACCCCTCATCCCTTTCAAGATTTAGATGATTTTTAATGATACGGTTCAATTCCATTTCATCATAAATCCCTTCATACAGGACCGGAACACTAGTTACACCAAGGTTTTCAAACTTGGCCAGAGTTTCTGACCAACTTAGACAAAGATCATCACGCCAGAACGAAAAGCCCAAAAAATAACTTGGCAAGTTTTCGTAAAGAATAGAGTGCTTAGCGAAGCAATTTTCGCCACAAATTCGTTCGTTTTCATTCAATCGACCTTTGATATAATTACCCCAAAACTGTTTCACCCAAGCCCTAGATGGATGATCCTTAGAATCAATCGACCTTGCATGGATATAGTTATTATACATGGTTGTATTCTCACCGTCCATCTTCACGGTGACTACAATCTGTTTGTCCTTGAAATTTTCTTGAACCTGCTCCATAGTCATTATCTTGTCGTCAGACGTTACATGCTGACTCCAAGGCAGATGCGGAGTTCTAGGATATTTCTTGTACATTTTCTAACTATCCATTTATTTGGGGCTTCAAGTATCCAAAATTCTGGAATCAAGTATCTAAATCAACCATGAATCTTACTTCATACCCCTTTTCGTACATCATTCTTTTCCAAACTTCAAACGAGATCAATGTCATTTGACGGTCAACATACAATGATGAAGTACCCGCTTCAATTTTTTCCAACTCCCAATTCAGATGCATCAAAATATGAAAATCTGATGGTAGTATGTCAGACGTGCCAATAGACCATTGACTGGAGGATACATTATCATCCTCCTCCAGCCTAAGAGTATAGGGCAGCCCAAGCGTCCCATCAAACATTTCAACACCAAAGGTTGGGTAAATATTATAATACCTAAAATTTGGCATTAAAAACCTTAATGCAGATTTAATTCTGCCCTTTTTGAGGGCAATAAAAAATTCTTTAATCGCACACTTAAAAATGTGAAGATTTGAAAGACTAAATCTGATGTTATCTAAAATATTTTTCAAATGAAATCTAACCCACGGGAATTCTCGATAACTAAAAATCGTATCGAGTCCCATAGGATGAAATTCTGAGGTTCTATACCATAGAATCTTATTATCCGCTTTAGGATACATCTTAGGATCATAAGCATATGGGTGGAGATACAGACGCTCTCCACCCTTTACAATTTTAACACCTTTAAATGTAGATTTTTTCATTCCATTTAGTCTCTGATTGAATCAATCTGTACCGCTTGCCATCAATGATAACAGACTTGCTTTCTTGATTGCAACTCTGGTTAAGATTGTATAAAAGGCCATTCTTGTACCATTCCTGAGTACCATCTGCACGAATCATAGCAGGCTTGTCTCCATCTCTGTGACATTTGTCAGTTTTGTACCAAAACTGACTACCATCTGCATAAATGATGGCAGGCTTGTCTCCATCCCTGTGTTTTTTTCCATCTTTGTACCAAACCTGAGTACCATCCGCATAAATCACAGCAGGCTTGTCCCCATCCCTGTGGCGTTTGCCATTCTTGATCCAAAACTGGCTACTATCCGCACGAATGGCAGCAGGCTTGTCGCCATCCCTATGGGCTTCGCCATCCTTGAACCAAAACTGACTACCACCTGCATAAATGATAGCAGGCTTATCATCATCCCGATGAAGTTTGCCATCCTTGTACCAATGCTGACTACCATCTTTATAAACGATAGCAGGCTTATCATCATCCCGATGAAGTTTGCCATTCTTATAGAACTCAGTCCTATCTGAGTAATCTTTGTAGCTATAAACGTCAGTCATGAATGTTATCCCTCAGGAACAAGTTTGTATTTCTTTCCATCAATGATAACAAACTTATTTGATGGATTGCAAGTCTGACTAGGTTTATATCTAAGGCCATTTTTAAACCATTCCTGAGTACCATTTGCATGAATCACGGCGGGCTTGTCTCCATCCCTGTGGAGATTGTTATTCTTATACCAATACTGGCTACCATCTGCCAAAATTATAGCAGGTTTGTCTCCATCTCTATGGCGTTTGCCATCCTTCCACCATTCCTGCGCACCATTTGCATAAATCACGGCAGGCTTGTCGCCATCCCTATGGCGTTCGCCATAATCATACCAATACTGGCTACCATTTGCATAAATGATAGCAGGCTTATCCCCACCCCGATGAAGTTTTCCGTTCTTATAGAACTCAGTCCTGTCTGGAAAATCTTTATATGTATAAATGTCAGCCATGATTATTCCTCTGGAACAAGTCTGTATCGCTTGCCGTCAATGATAACAGACTTGTTAGATGGGTTACAAGTCTGACTAGGTTTATATCCAAGGCCATTTTTAAACCATTCCTGAGTACCATTTGCATGAATCACAGCAGGCTTGCCTCCATCCCTGTGGAGATTGTTATTCTTATACCAATACTGAGTACCATATACACTAATCACAGCAGGCTTGTCTCCGTCTCTGTGAAGTTTGTCATTCTTATACCAAAATTGGCTACCATCTGCATAAATCACAGCAGGCTTATCATTATCCCTCTGACGTTCGCCATCCTTGTACCAATGCTGGCTACCATTTGCATAAATGGCGGCAGGCTTGTCACCATCTCTGTGAAGATTACCGTTCTTATACCAAAATTGGCTACCATCTGCATAAATCACAGCAGGCTTATCATCATCCCGATGAAGTTTGCCATCCTTGTACCAATACTGGCTACCATTTGTATAAATGTTAGCAGGCTCGTCCCCATCCCTATGTTGTTTACCATTCTCATACCAAAATTGGGTACCATCCGCCCAGACGATAGCAGGCTTGTCTTCATCTCTATGGAGTTTTCCATCCTTGTACCAATACTGACTACCATCTGCACGAATGATAGCAGGCTTATCTCCATCCCTGTGAAGTTTGCCATTCTTATAGAACTCGGTCTTGTCTGGAAAATCTTTATATGTATAAACGTCAGCCATGATTATTCTTCTGGAACAAGTTTGTATTTCTTGCCGTCGATAATAACAGACTTGCTTTCTGGATTGCAAGTTTGTTTAGGCTCGTATGATATGCCATTCCTGTACCAAAATTGGCTACCATCTGCATAAATGACGGCAGGCTTATCTCCATCTCTGTGGGGTTTGTCGTCTTTCCACCACTCCTGAGTACCATCAGCCAAAACCACAGCAGGCTTGTCACCATCCCTGTGTTTTTTGCCATCTTTGTACCAATATTGACTACCACTTGAATAAATCACAGCAGGATTGTCTCCATCCCTGTGGATTTTGTTGTTTTTATACCACCACTGACTACCATCTGCATAAACGATAGCAGGCTTGTCTCCATCTCTGTGGAGTTTGCCATCCTTATACCATTCCCGAGTACCATCATTTTGATCGATAGCAGGCTTGTCACCATCTCTGTGGAGTTTGCCATTCTTATAGAATTCGATCTTATTTTCAAAATCTCTGTAAGTATAAACGTCAGCCATGATTATTCCTCGGGAACGAGTTTGTACCTCTTTCCGTCAATGATAACAGACTTGCTTTCTGGATTGCAAGTCTGACTAGGCTTGTATCTAAACCCGTCCTTGTACCATTCTTGAGTACCATCAGCCAAAACCACAGCGGGCTTATCTCCACCCCTGTGCTGTTTGTCATCCTTGTACCAAAACTGACTACCATCTGCATAAATGATGGCGGGTTTGTCATCATCCCTGTTTAATTTCCCATGTTTGTACCAAAACTGACTACCATCTGGATAAACAACAGAAGGCTTATCCCCATCACGATGAATTTTACCGTCCTTATACCAATACTGCCTACCATCTGCATAAATGACGGCAGGCTTATCCCCATCCCTATGTTGTTTTCCGTTCTTATAGAATACAGTCCTGTCTTCAAAATCTTTATATGTATAAACGTCAGTCATCTTTATTCCTCTGGAACAAGTCTGTATCTCTTGCCGTCAATGATAACAGACTTGCTTGATGGATTACAATCTTGTGCAGGT